GTATTCGTGAGGAAGAAGAAGTTGTTTCTGAGGCAGATACGGATAGCACAATAAATGACCGATATAAGGACATTCAGACATCCGTAGACGACAAAGGCCGCTTAGTCTACAAGAAAGATAAAAACGTAGAAGTTAAATCTTCGGTTGACGATCAAGGTCGTTTACAATTTAAAGATACCGCTAGAGGCAATGAAACATCTACAGATAAAGCAGGTAAAATTGTCTTTAGGCGTGCGGAAGGGGTTGAGACAGGGGACGACGAAAATATGGACGAATTGTCAGAAGCAGATCAAGAATTAAATATTGATATGGCATCTATTTTCGGCGAAGACTTATCCGAAGAATTTAGAGAAAAAGCAACATCCATTTTTGAAGCAGCAGTCATTGCTAAAGTCAACGATGAAATGGAAAGAGTTTGCGAAGCATTAGAAGAAAAATATTCTGCAGAGTTTGAAGAATATACAGAAAGCATTGTTGAAAAGGTCGATGCTTATCTAAACTATGTAGTTGAAAACTATATGGAAGAAAACAAACTAGCAATCGATAATGGGTTGCGTACTGAAATAGCCGAAGATTTTATGTCGGGACTTAAGGCGCTCTTCAAAGAACATTATATTGAAGTGCCTGAGGAAAAATATGATGTAATAGGTGAATTACAAAGTAAGGTAACAGATTTAGAAGAAAGTCTAGATCGTCAACTAGAACAAAATGTTGGTTTACATACTGAAGTGTCGTCTTTAAAGAAACATTTAATTATCAGTGAAATGACTGATGATTTAGCTGACACCCAAGTTAATAAATTAACGAAACTTTTAGACGGTGTAAATTTTGAGAATGAAGAAATTTACAGAGAAAAGGTTGCGGTAATTAAGGAAAATTATTTCCCAGTAACATCTGGAAAAGAGTCTTTCACAATTTCCCAAACACAACCCCTTGTAGAAGAAACTAGTATTGAAGAAAGCTTCGCTTCTAATGATGTCGTATCTTCGTATGCTAAAGCCTTATCAAGAACAATTAAACGAGTATAACTTATAAATTACATAAGTTGTAAATAAAGGAGAATTACATGTTTTTATCCGAGAATTATCAACAAAAGTGGGGCGCAATTTTAGATCATCCTGATCTACCCCAAATTAAAGATTCGTATAAGCGTGCTGTTACTGCAGTATTATTAGAGAATCAAGAAAAATCTTTACGTGAAGAGCGTCAAGCGCTTTTCGAAACACCTTCGAATAACATCAGCGCAACTGATGGTATTCAAAAGTATGACCCAATTCTAATTGGCCTAGTCCGTCGCGCAATGCCTAATCTAATGGCTTATGACATTTGCGGTGTACAACCAATGACAGGTCCTACTGGCCTAATCTTCGCAATGCGTTCGATGTATGGTTCGGAGCGTAATAACACTACGACCCGTAAAGAAGCATTATTCAATGAAGCCAATACTGGATTCTCTGGCGGCTTTACTGATGGTACAGGTAACAATCCTGTATTCGGTGCTTACAATACAGGTAATGCGATTCCAACGGGGTCGATGGAAGCTAAGAGTGATTACGCAGAAATGTCTTTCTCGATTGACAAGACAACAGTTACTGCTAAATCACGTGCATTGAAAGCAGAATACACCGTTGAATTGGCACAAGACTTAAAAGCAATTCATGGTCTTGACGCTGAAGCAGAATTATCGAACATTCTTTCGCAAGAATTTATGTTTGAGATTAATCGCGAAGTTGTTCGTACAATCTACAAAGTTGCTAAAGCAGGTTCGCCTTCAACAGCAACAGCAGGTACATTTGACTTAGATATTGATTCAAACGGACGTTGGTCTGTAGAGCGCTTTAAAGGCTTGTTATTTAATATCGAACGTGATGCTAACCACATTGCACAAGACACTCGTAGAGGAAAAGGTAACTTCATCGTTTGCTCAGCAGACGTTGCAAGTGCACTAGCTATGTCAGGCGTATTAGATTATGCTCCAGCATTAAGCACAAATCTAAATGTTGATGATACAGGCAATACATTCGCAGGCGTTTTAAACGGACGTTATAGAGTTTATATTGACCCGTATTCGTCGAATTTGGGTGCTACTAACCAGTTCTATGTAGTTGGTTACAAAGGTACAAGTCCTTACGATGCAGGTATGTTCTATTGCCCATACGTTCCGTTACAAATGGTTCGTGCAATTGATCCTAACAGCTTCCAGCCAAAAATCGGCTTTAAGACACGTTATGGCCTAATTGCTAACCCATATGTAACTTCGTCGGATAGCTTGTCGGATTCGGATGGCGATAGCTTCACAGCAAATCGCAATCAGTATTATCGTCGTACCAAGGTTGCGAACCTAATGTAATTGAAGTAGCCGACAGTAAGATCGGAATTTAAAGGGGGAAGGAAACTTCCCCCTTTTTTAACCTTTGTATCGGCTATAAATAATAAGATGAAGAAAGGAGTACAATGGCATACACTGCAAACATAGACGTTATTCAAAATGCTATATCGGAATCACAAACAACCACATATGATTATTTACGACCAAATGCGTTTAGATTCAGTTTAAAAGATTTACCTAAAGTCTCATTTACTTGCCAATCAGCAAATCTTCCAGATTTACAATTAGGATATGCTATTCAAAGTACTCCTTTTGTGGATTTGCCGACGGTCGGAGATAAAATAAACTTCGGTGAGTTTACAATCAGATTTATTGTTGCTGAAGATATGAGAAACTATCTTGAATTGTATCGTTGGATAATTGGTTTGGGATTCCCTAAAGATTATTCACAATTCAAAACATTTTCGGATAATAAAGTAAGTAGATTTCCATTTGTCACAAAGAAGGATGGAACTGAGGAAATTTTGGCATACTCGGATGGTACGTTGACTATTCTCGACTCGACAAACTCGCCTAAAGTAAATATAATATTTAAAAACCTGTTCCCTATATCATTACAGGCTTTGGATTTTGATATTACTTCTCAGACCGTAGAGTATTTTACTGCAATTGCTACATTTAAATATACTATTTTCGAAGTAGAACCTTTATAATTTTTTTAATTTGGAGTTATTATGAATACAAAAGTAAAACCTATGCCCCTGCCTTCAATTCCTAAATTGCCAAAGGCAGGCGGCAATCAAGAGGCAGCAAACAATCCCAACGAAAAAAAGCTAGAAGTAAAACTAGACGACCTTCGTAAAGAACGTATTTTCATTGCCACTCCCTGTTATGGTGGGCAATTAACCGAAGCATATTTTAGATCAACTATTCGATTACTAACTTTCTGTAATCAACATCAAATTCCTATTGCGTTTGGAACTATTGCGAATGAATCGTTGGTTACTAGAGCTAGAAATGTTTTGGTGGCATATTTCCTACAAAGCGATTTTACTCGTCTAATGTTTATTGATGCAGATATCGAATTCCAAGTTGAGGATGTTATTAAACTTATTGCCCATAATAAGGATGTTGCCGTCGGCGCATATCCTAAAAAGGGTGTTAATTGGCAGCGTATTCGTGAAAGCGTTCGGCAAAATGATACTACGTATGACGATAAACAGATTGCATCGTTTGGTAGTGATTATGCAATTAACTTTAAATTTATTAACCGCGAACAAAAACAAATTGCAATTGAAAACGGATTAATTCGTTTACATGATGGTGCAACCGGGTTTATGATGATTAAGCGAGAAGTTATTGATAAAATGATTGAGGCATATCCAGATCTAAAATATAACAATGATTTGAATACACCGCCGGAATTAAATCCTCATTTTTACGCATTCTTCGATACAATGATTGATCCAAAGGATAAACGATATCTATCTGAAGATTATACGTTTAGTCGTAGATGGCAAGACATCGGCGGTGAAATTTGGCTTGACCCGTCAATCTCTTTGAACCATTATGGTTCGTTTAATTTCCAAGGTAACCCTTCTCAAATTATTCAAGTAGGGTAATTTATGAAATTATCCGATCTTCAAGAATCCTGGGCGGAGGATTGTAAGATTGATGAATTGAATCTTGGTCGTGAATCTGCCAGAACCCCAAACCTTCACGCCAAGTATTTGAATTATCTAACATCTAGCAAACTAAATCTTCGCAAAGCGGAATCTGATTATTATAATACCAGACGATTAAAATATAGGTATTATCGAGGCGAATTAACAAGCGCCGAACTTGCCGAATATGAATGGGATCAATGGCAAGGAAATAAACCGCTAAAAAATGAAATGGATGAATTTTTGTCCTGTGATAAAGACTTAATAACTCTTGAGGATAAAGTGGAATATTTTAAAACTGTTTTATATCAGCTTGAACAAATTATTCGATCTTTAAATAGTAGAACATGGGATATAAAGAATTGTATCGAGTGGAATAAATTTACAAGTGGAATGATGTAATGGCTGCGGATATAACATTGATTAAAAAGGATGAAGTCTACATAAAAGTATTATGTGAACCTTCAATTGCCCAGGAACTTAGTGACCATTTTTGTTTCGATGTTCCTGGTGCAAAGTTTCATCCATTATATAAATCTCGTATGTGGGATGGCAAGGTTAGATTATTTTCAATGTTTACGAAAGAATTGTATACAGGGTTAAAAGATTATGTAACTGCATTTGCTAAAGAACGGGAATACACAGTACAAGATGCAATTGTTCCGAATTTTAAAGATCCAGTAACATATGAACAGGTAAAAGAATTTTGTCTTAGTTTACAATTAGCATCTAAAGGTCAACCGATTAATATTCGAGAATACCAAATAGATGCAGTATATGCAGCGATTGTTGATAGTAGACGTTTGTTACTATCACCTACAGGTTCAGGTAAATCTCTTATAATATATTGTTTATTACGATGGCATGAAAAATTTAATCGACGTCAGCTTATTCTAGTACCAACTACGTCTTTAGTAGAACAAATGTACACCGACTTTCAAGATTACTCGTCTATAAATGGGTGGAAGGCATCTGAACATTGTCATCGTATCTACGGTGGGCACGAAAAATCTAATGAATATGATGTTATAATTAGCACATGGCAATCTCTTTATAAATTACCTAAATCTTTTTTTAGTGATTTTAAAACAATATACGGGGATGAAGCTCATCAATTTAAGGCAAAATCGTTAACTACTATTCTAAATAAATGCGACAGCTCACCTTTTAGAATTGGAACTACTGGTACTTTAGATGGTCTTAAAACTCATCGATTAGTGCTTGAAGGTATATTTGGCCCAGTATTAAAGGTTACATCTACTAAGCAATTAATAACAGATAAAACTCTTGCAGATTTAAAAATATTTAATATTATACTTGAATATCCAGATGAAATAAGAAAATCATTAAAAGGGAATTCTTATCAGGAGGAAATGGATTTCCTTGTACAATATGAACCTAGAAACAGATTTATTCGTAATCTTGCTCTAAAACAAACTAACAATACGTTGGTACTTTTTCAGTACGTTGAAAAACATGGAAAAAGTCTACACGAAATGATTCAACAAAAAGAACCAAATCGAAAAGTATTTTTTGTTTATGGGGGAACAGATACAGAGCAACGTGAGCAAATACGAGGATTGACAGAAAACGAAAAGGATGCTATAATTGTAGCATCATATGGAACTTTTTCAACTGGGATAAACATTCGAAATCTGCATAATATTATTTTTGCGTCACCTTCTAAGTCTCGTATACGTAATCTACAATCAATTGGCAGAGGCCTTAGAACAAGTGATAATAAAGATAGTTGTACTCTATATGATATCGGAGATGATCTTACTTGGAAATCTAAAAAGAACTATACTTTACTACATATGATAGAACGTATTAAAATTTATAATGATGAACATTTCAATTACAAATTAATTAAGGTGTCAATCTAATGGAAGATATAACATACTATAAACTATTGAAGCTTTCATCTGGAGAGAATATTATTTGTGGGACTGAGGACAATTGTAAAAATTTTACAGAAAAAGGTATGATAAGCATATCTAATCCGGTAGTTTTAAATGTACTTAGAACTCCGAAAGGTAAAAATTTGGTAGAGACGTATATACTTATACCTTGGTTTAGTTTTGCAAATGGCAATGTATATGACATTTCTACAGATCAGATTATTACAGCTATAGATATTAAGGAATCGCTAAAATCGAATTACTTTTCATATTTAGAACAGCGAGCATTAGAAGATGAAATAGAAGATGGGTTATCAGAAGATTTTGATAATGAAGATGAGCTTCAGGAAATAGAAGAATTCCTGGAAACCTTGGGAGAAACACATGACGACGAAAATGACTACGATGGACGAGACGACACCGGTACTACAAGAAGTAGAAGAGGTACGAGAACCCTCCACTAAATCTAAAATGGATCCTGCTCATTATGTGGATAATAAAAAATTCTTAGCAGAACTACTAATATACAAAACTGCCGTAGATGCAGCGAAGGAAGCAGGCCAAGAAATCCCACAGGTTCCGGATTATATAGGTGAATGTTTTATTAAAATTGCAACTCATCTTTCATATAAATCTAATTTTATTAATTATACCTTTAGAGATGATATGATTTCAGATGGTATAGAAAATTGTTTAACTGCCGCAGGAAAATTTGATCCCACAAAATCATCTAATCCTTTCGCATATTATACTCAAATTGTTTTCTTTGCGTTTATTCGTAGAATCCAAAAAGAGAAAAAACATCAAGCAACCAAATATAAAATAATTGAAAATTTAGACTTAGATTCAATTATTCAGCAAAATGATGATAGCGAATCGGGTAGACAATTAATTGAATTTTTAAAGAAACAATTAGATACAATTGATCCAGAAAAACGGGAAACCCCATCCGAAACAAAATCTCGAAAAAAGAAGTCTGCTGAAATGGATATTCCTACTATAGACTTACTTACCTAAATACTATATACTGTATAATTAAATTGATAAAGACTTATATGAGCAAAATTAAAGTAGCAGAACTATTTTATAGTATTCAGGGAGAAGGTCGGTACATGGGTGTTCCTTCTGTTTTCTTGCGCACATTTGGTTGTAACTTTAAGTGCGCAGGGTTTGGTATGCCAAAAGGTCAAGTTAGTACAGAAGTAGATGATATTGCATATACGCATATGAATATTGAATCATTCCAAACATATCAAGAACTTCCTTTGGTAAGTACTGGGTGTGATAGTTATGCAAGTTGGGATCCTAGATTTAAGGGACTATCTCCTCTCCTTGAAGTTGACAGTATCGCAAAATCTATTGTAGACCTGTTACCCGCAAAAGGTTGGCAACAAGAGCATTTGGTAATTACTGGCGGTGAACCTTTATTGGGCTGGCAAAAATCCTACGAAGAATTATTAGAACATCCTTTGATGAAATCTTTAGATGAACTAACATTTGAAACAAACGGTACCCAATCTTTGACTGAGGAATTTACTGATTATCTATTTCAAGAATGGACGCGATTTGGTAGAGATTATGATAAATTAACTTTTTCGGTTTCCCCTAAATTATCTGTTTCGGGAGAAAAGTGGGAAGATGCAATTAAGCCAGATGTAGTTTGTGACTATCAAAAAATAGGCAATACGTATTTAAAATTTGTAGTAGCATCAGAAGAAGATGTCGTTGAAGCAGAAAAAGCAGTAGCGGAATATCGCAAAGCCGGATTTTATGGGCATATTTATTTGATGCCGGTAGGTGGTATTGAAACCGTGTATTATATGAACAATAAACGAGTTGCAGAAATGGCAATGAAGTTGGGCTGGAGATATTCCGATAGATTACAAGTTCCCTTATTTAAGAATCAATGGGGAACGTAATGGAATATAGCTATTCTGATTATGATGCTGATATATATTCTTTGTTGGCAAAAATAAAACAACGTAATAAAAAGTATGATTATGTTGTAGGTATTAAACGTGGAGGACTTATTCCTGCGGTATGTTTATCGCATGCTTTAAATATTCCATTATATAATTTAGATTGGTCTACACGAGATTGGGCGACGCAGGATATTCGTAATCAAGTATTACAACCCGAATCTAAAATTTTGCTAGTAGATGATATTTGCGACTCCGGCAAAACTCTAATAACATTGAAAGAACTATATAGTTTTTGTGATATTGATACTGCGGTGTTAGTTTATAATATAGATCAGATACACATACCAAATTATTATGCAAGAACTATTAATCGAAAATATCAAAAAGAATTTATTAATTTTTGGTGGGAAGCATATAAATAACTATGTCGCACAACGGCGACAAATTACAAAACTCATATCCGTGTAAGGAAGGATTCTAAAATGTCATACAACAAAACTAAAACAGATTCAGAATTAGGTCAACAAGTACATGCCTACCTAGTTAAAATGGGAGTTGAAACTCCTACTATTTCTAGACTAATTGATCGTAAAGAAAAAATTGAGATTATTGAAAAGAATTTCATTAATATTATGGACACACTTGGATTGGACTTATCAGATGATAGTCTAATGGAAACCCCTAAACGGGTCGCAAAAATGTATGTCAACGAAATATTTTGGGGATTAGATTATGATGCATTTCCAAAATGTACTACGGTTGAAAATAAAATGCGTTATAACGAAATGGTTGTTGAGCGTAATGTAAATGTTCAAAGTAATTGCGAGCATCACTTTGTAGTTATTGATGGGTTGGCGACTATCGCATATGTTCCTAAAAATCATGTTCTTGGTTTAAGTAAAATTAATCGTATCGTAGAATATTTTAGTAAGCGCCCTCAAATACAGGAACGGTTAACAGAACAAATTTTTCATGCATTATGTTTTATTCTAAATACTGACGATGTTGCTGTATTAATTGATGCTCAGCATTACTGTGTTAAATCTAGAGGTGTTGAAGATACGGGCAGTTCTACTGTTACCGTACGCCTCGGAGGAGGATTTAAGACCGACCCCGCAGTAAGAAATGAATTTTTAAGTATTGCGAGAATGGGCAAAAAATGACTGTTCATGTTATGATTGATCTAGAAACAATGTCTACAAGATCACATGCGGCGATTTGTTCAATAGGTGCAGTAAAGTTTAAAGGTAAAGAGATTCTTGATACCTTTTACTGCACCATTGATTTAAAAACGTGTAAAGATGTTGGTCTACATATATCGAAGGATACTGTAGAATGGTGGTCTAAACAAAATAAAGAAGCACTAAAAGCTTTAACTAAAAATACTATTCCGTTGGACGAAGCATTAACCAATTTTGAGGGTTGGTTCGGTCCTAAGAGTTTACCTATATGGGGCAACGGTGCAGTATTTGATAATACAATTCTTACTAACGCATATTTGTATTCCGATAGAGAACCACCTTGGAAATGTTGGGATGATAGATGTTATAGAACAGTTAAGAATTTATTTAACTGGATTCCTGCAGATGAAAGGGTCGGCGTTCATCATAATGCTTTAGATGATGCGTTATATCAAACAAACCATTTAATTAAAATTTTAGGCGATTCGTAATACAATATTAAATTGAGTTGAATAATTAACTATGAATACGTATAAAAAAAGAATAGCATTTTGTCTTAGTGATCAACATACTATTCCTCACGGCGGATTAGGTCAATTCGCAAAATCCTTTATTGAAACTTTTACTCCTCTCGGATATAAGGTAGATATTATATTAGATAGACCAGCATCTAATACAGGGTTCAAAACATACTTAGAAGAACAAGGCGCAAGATTTATTTGCGCCGAACCTATTAGCTATACAAACCATACAAAAACATTTATGTTTGAGGATTCCTTTAACTTTGAAAAGATGGTAAATTTCAGGGAATCCATGATGAAAGCACTTAATGAAAATTTGTATGACATTATTATATGTAATACATTAGAATCATTCCCCGCAATTTATTCATTGAATCTACAAAAAAGTATACAAATAATTTATTATACCCATAATGAAAGTATGGTATTTTTAGATGATCGTGAATGGAAAAATGAATTTACGGAATCATTTAATGAAACATTTAACGCATTAATGGGCGTTAAAGGTATTACGATTGGTACTCAGACTTTGCGAAATTTATCTGAATTACATAAGTCTAAAATACCAAATGCGAAATATTTGCCAATACTTATGACTGAGAAAACATTACTACAAAAGCACATTAAGCCTAGAGAAGGTGTATTGTGGATCGGTCGATGGGAACCTAGGAAAAATCCAGAAGCATTTATTGAGATGATTCAACAAACAGGATTGCCTGCAAAAGTAATTACAAATGCAACAGGCGCAAAGAAGTTTGAAACTGCATTGCAAGCTATTAATGCTAAATATGAAATAAGATCAGGAATATATGGACAAGAAAAGGTAGACTTTTTAACGTCTGCGAGAGTAGCATACAATCCTGCGATACGAGAAAGTTTTGGATTAGCATTTTATGAAACAATAGGGCACATGCCGACCGTTGCAATTGAGGGAATGTCCTGGTTAGGAAATTTTCCAAATACTAACTATTTTGCAGTACAGAAAAAAGTAGTACCTAAGGTAATCGTTGACCTATATGCAAAGTTTAAGAATTCTGAACTTTGGTATCAACAAGGAGTTCTAGAATCAATACGAACTTTAGATAGAAATGGTATAGAAGAATGGGAACGGTGTTTTAATTCTTTTGAATATATTAAATCAATTTCTGAAAGAGCTAAAATTAATGAAGTCGATGTATCTACGTATAAAGATTTTATAACTTCTCTAAATAGGAAAGCTTTGTCTATTGACGATGTTCGTTCTGTATTGACAAACAAGCATAAATTTAATATAATATACACAGATACACAAACCTATATATCTAAAGACAAAAACTTCGTTCCAAAAGAAGAATCTGATAATTCACTAGAAAGTTTATTCGTATGAGCCGACAATTAGAATATGTTATATCTGGACCAGCATACCTTCGGTTGGGGTCTGAGCAATGCGATGATCCTGAAACATTGCAAATGATTAATGATTTGATTCTTAAAACGGTTCATAATAAAAATAATCATCAATTTTCTCTTTTGTATAATGGATTTACAGAAAAGAACTTTGGTAAGAAATTGCAAAAATATAGACCAGCAGTTAAAAATATTCATGCGGACTCTGGTGGTTTGCAGATTGTTACTCGTGGATTGCAGAATACTCCTGAGACAAGAAACAAAGTATATGAAAATCAGGCAGCATGGGCAGATATTGGAATGGCATTTGATGAGATTCCGGTAAAATCTACTTCTGCAAGTGGCGTATCCTCAAAAATTGATACTAAACGTAGATATGTTGATATGGAAAATTTTGAGACATATGCAAGACAGACAGGTAAGAATGTTAAAGATCAAATTTTAAAATTTGATTCTGTTAAAAGTGATTGTCGTCCTTTTGTTATTATTCAGGGGTCAGGGCAAGATACGTATCAGCAGTGGACTGAATATATGTTAGATGAAATTCCTAAAGAATTGCATCATCGTATTGGCGGTGTCGCTATGGGATCGGCTGCATTGGGTATGGGACCACTCGAAGATGTAAAGCGAGCATTTTATGTAAATGCTGTACCTTTTGAAAAACCGTTTCATCTACACGTACTAGGGGTAGGTGCATTAAAACGCATATTGCCGTATTTACTTTTTAGCCAAACTGGTCTTTATAAAGATATTGATATATCATATGATTCTACAACACATTCTATGTCATTGGATAACGGATTATTTTACTTCTCACATTGTAAAAAAGGTACACCTGGAGACTATGGTGGATCATCTGTAAAAATGGGTAGACCATATTCTAATATCTATCGGACTGTTACTAACGAAATTAATTCAGTATGTGGTACAGATTACTCCCCTGAAGAATATCATAAATTGATGAATATTTCAGTCGGTGAATATTTAGAAAAGGGTGGTAAATTTATAGATATTATGCGTGCTCGACTTTCCTTTATTTTAACAAATGTGCATAATTTTACTATGGATGTCTCAAACTTAATGAATTCTAAAGATGAATTTTTACGTTTCTGTAGAGATAAGAATTGTGAAAATGAATATAGTACATTATTCGATGTCAAAACATCTGAGGATTTTATCTATTGGGAAAAACACGTAGGAAAATTTATGGATTCATCTCCGGTAAATATTATTGCACCATCATCTCTTGAGGACTTATTTGCATGAATTTTGCTAGCTCAATTATTAATACATCTGACATAATTATGAAACAAACAAGTTATATTTGGGTAACATTCCAAAAAGAGGGTATCCACAAATATCCTGCTGCGGCAACGGATCCTAAATTAGCAACAGGCGATTGGCTCGATGTTAGTTTCTTAAGTACACCACATCGGCATATATTTCATTTCAGAGTTGAGATGCAGGTATTCCATGATGATCGAGATGTAGAATTTATACAAGCAAAACGAATAATGGAACGATGGTATTCTGATGGCACATTGCAGTTAGATTATAAATCTTGCGAAATGATGGCTAGAGAGCTATATGGTCGCCTAAATACTATGTGGCCTAATAGAAATTATGTTATTGAAGTATCTGAAGATAACGAAAACGGTTGTAAACTATATTTTGGAGAGTAAATACTGATGCGTAAATTGATATACTGTGGACTTGAGCCATACGAAGGCCGTTATACTTTGCAGCTTCAGCAATGGAACGAAGCGGCATTTAAACGTAGAGGCATCAATTATGAAATTATCCATGGTGATACTTTGGATAATTCTAAGTCAATTGTAACCGGGCAAGTATTGGATGCACATGGTCGTAGTTATTATTCTTTGACACAGATGGCAAAACTTGTTGCAAAGATGAAAGCCGGCGAAATTCAGTATGATGACATAATTTTCTTCGAAGATATGTTTACTCCTGGTATGGAAGTATTACCTTACATTATGGATCAATGTGGTTGGGAACATCAGCCTAGAGTTTTTGTTAGGTGTTTAGCTCAGACAATTGATCCCGACGACTTCTTACATGTCTGGGATATGCAAGGATGGATGGCACACTATGAGAAGATGGTTAATACTTGGGTTAGTGGTGTATTAGCATCAAATGAGGAGATGGTTGCTCATATGAAAATTGCGGGTTGGCAAGTGCCTATGTATAATATCTCAGGATTAGCATTTGATCAAAATGAGGTTCGTAGTCGAGTAAAGAATATTCGCCCATTCAACGAACGTAAAAATCGAGTAGTGTTCTCTGCAAGATTCGATCAGGAAAAGCAGCCGGGATTCTTTATGGATATTATAGAACATTTTGGGCCTAAATCGGATATTGAATTCGCGGTGTTGTCGGGTGGCCCTTTACGTAGTAATGACGACTCCTATATAGACCGAGCAGTTGAATTAACTAAGAAGCATCCGAATTTTAAAATATACGAAAATCTTAAAAAGGATGAGTATTATGAATTGCTTGCAGATTCCAAAGTATTATTTAATTGTGCCTTGCAAGATTGGGTAAGTAATACTGCATCAGAAGCAGACGCATTAGGCACAAATTGTTTGTTCCCCGCCTACAGATCATTTCCTGAAACATTCGCAAATGATCCCGAATGTTTATATATTCCTTGGTCTAAAGAAGATGCCACAAATAAATTAGAGTGCTTATTGGAAACTCCTAGAAACGGCATTGGCACATTGGCTAACTGGACCTCAGGAACTATTGACAGATGCCTCGATATTATGTTAGGATTAGATAATGGTAAGTGGAATAGAAATCAATCTAATTATAGAAATCATACATCTGAGACCAAGTATTAAATGACTAAGACTGTTATAGTTACAGGCGCCGCCGGTTATATCGGTGGCGCTATTTGCATAGAACTTATTACCAAAGGGTATTATGTAATCGGTATTGATCGCCGAGCATTACCTTCGCATTTGGAAATATATTGCGATGAATTTATCCAATCTGATTTTATTGGTTATGCATCATTAATGCAAGTAGAAAAACAACCATGTGCAATTATACATTGTGCGGGTACAAGTTTAGTTGGACCTAGTATACAAAACCCCGAAGAATATTATGAAAACAATATTCAGAAAACTTTAGAATATCTAAAATATATTCGCAAACGTTCTGCAAATACCAAATTTATTTTTAGTAGCAGCGCCTCTGTGTATGGGAATCCTAATACAGATGTACCAATAACAGAAGAACAACCAACTAATCCTATTTCACCTTACGGTGAATCTAAGTTAATGATTGACCGGGCTTTGCATTCTTTTAATATCGCATATGGTATGCAATATGTTTCTTTTAGATATTTTAATGCATGCGGAGCAATTGAGAACAGTATACATGGGCAGGAGGCAAACGCTTCACATATTTTTCCTAGAGTGTTTGAAGCAATTTTAGAAAATCTCCCATTTACATTAAACGGAAATGATTATAATACTAAAGATGGGACCTGTGTTAGAGATTATGTTCACGTATCAGATATTGCTAGCGCACATGTAATGGCAATAGAAAAAAATATACAAGGAATATATAATATAGGATCTATCAGAGGTTACTCTAATCTGGAGATCATCAAAGAAGTATCTAAATGTTTAGGTAAAAACTTATCTATTGAAATTGCAGATAAGCGTATAGGTGACCCTGCATATCTAATTGCAGATTCTAATAAATTATTTTTAGATGCGGGTTGGACAGCAAAAAAAGATTTACGTACTATTATTAAAGATTTACATGACTGGTACTTCCCAGAGGCCTCCGGCGCTCATCCCTCTTAAAATATTCTGCGTGTCTTCTTTTAAATATGGAGACAAATAAAATGACAAACAAAAAATTCTTTTCTACAAAAACATACAGACAAATCGGGCCAGTTGCTTACCGGCAATGGCGCGCCGATTCTCATTGCAATTTAATTCATGGTTATGCTATGAGTTTTCACTTTGAATTTGAAGCAGATACGTTAGATGCTCGCAATTGGGTTACTGACTTCGGAGGACTAAGACCACTTAAGGATAGTCTAGAAGAGTGGTTCGACCATACTTTACTTGTCGCTGAAGACGATCCTATGCGAGACGAACTACTGCACTTAGGTAAAATTGGCCTGGCTAAAATTACAGAAGTAGAACGAACCGGTTGCGAAGGCATTGCTGATTTTCTATATGAATATATTAACACTATCTTTTTACCTAATTGCGGCGCAGAAGAAGCAAAACGGGTCTGGTGCTGCCGGGTAGAGGTCCGGGAAACAGATTCTAATATGGCTGGCAGAAACGGTCACCGAGAAGATAATGAATTTATGGCATAAATGAAAAAAACAAATATCGCAAAGGGTGCTCAAAGTAAAGATGAGTATGTAGGCGATTTAACTATTGCATTTATAAATCATAATACATCTGAATATCCGGTTACAGTAGGTGCAGTAAAATTTGCACCTGTTCCTGTAACTAAGCAAAAAGATTTGATGTTAAATGTTGCAAGATTGCATGCGCAACAAGAGTATGATAGAATTATGGAATTAGTTACTGTGCTACAAAAACAAGCACATGGAATTAAACATAGATTAGATTTTACTGATCGAGTACATGCTGCAGAATACTCATTTCAATTATATCATGGACAAACCTATTGGTTAGCATTTGATAAAAAAATACAAAAAACGATTTTAATAATCAATGGACCGAATGACTGGTCTACGGGTGCGCCAGCACACTATGACTATATTACACGGGCTAAATGGTTAGGTGATCATACCTGGTTAGAAGTCGATGAAGAAGGAAATCCTGTAAATGAAAATAGCGTTAATTACTGATACACACTTTGGGGCAAGGTCGGATTCGCAACCATTTGATGCATATTTTAAAAGATTTTATCAAGAATCATTTTTCCCAGAATTACAAAAACGTAATATTAAAAATATTATTCACCTAGGTGATTGCTTTGATCGTCGGAAATATATCAATTTTAATTCTTTAAAATCTTGCCGGGAGTATTTCTTTGATCAAACAAAGTACCTTGGCATTACTATGGATATGATTATTGGTAATCATGATACATTCTTTAAGAATACGAATAATGTAAATTCGCCCGATTTACTACTAACCGAATATGCAAATATTAATGCATATAAAGATGCGACGGAAGTAGACTTCGGTGATTGTACTATATTGATGATGCCGTGGTTGTGTGCTGATAATTACGAAGAATCAATGACGCTAGTTAAAAAAACTAAAGCAACGGTGTGTTTTGGTCATTTAGAGTTAGCAGGATTTGTAATGTACAAAGGTCAAAATACGCAGGAATCGCATGGCGGTTTAGATTCTAAATTATTTAGCAAATTTGATTTAGTATGTTCTGGGCATTTTCATCATAAGCATAGTGGAGGCAATATCCATTATTTGGGTAATCCATACCAAATGTTCTGGAATGATTTTGAGGATCCTAGAGGATTTCATATCTTTGATACTGTTACTTTGGAATTAGAATTTATTGAGAATCCTTTTACGATATTTGAAAAATATTATTATGATGACGATAAAGAAGATGTGTCGACAATAGATATTACTAAATTTGCAAGTAAACTAATAAAATTGATAGTTGTAAATAAAAAAGATTTTATTAAATTTGATACGTTTATTGAAAATATATACAATCAAAATCCAATTGAATTAAAAATTATCGAAGACTTCTCGGAGTTTGAGGCAGAAGCCTTAGATGAGACAATTGACTTAGAAGATACTATGACTCTATTATCCAACTATGTTGATAGTATAGAAACAGATGCGGATAAAGACCGTATTAAAACTTTGATGAAATCGTTATACGTAGAAGCTCAAAATTATGAGGAAGCATGATAAAATTTAAGACTATACGTTGGAAAAACTTCTTATCAACAGGAGCACAATTCACAGAAGTTGGATTAGATAAATCAACTACCACATTAGTTGTTGGTGAAAATGGTGCCGGTAAAAGCACCATTCTTGACGCATTGTGTTTTGTTTTATTTAATAAACCATTTCGTAGTATCAATAAGCCTCAATTACTCAATACGATCAATGCTAAAAATTTACTAGTAGAGTTAGAATTTAATATTGGTCCTAAAGAATATAAAATTGTTCGGGGTATTAAACCTGGTATCTTTGAAATTCATGTGCAGAACGTGTTATTGAATCAAGATGCCGCAGCGAAAGATTACCAAAAATATTTAGAAGATACTATTCTAAAATTAAATTATAAATCATTTACGCAGATTGTAATTTTAGGTAGTGCATCTTTTACTCCCTTTATGCAATTGCCGTTGGGTCATCGAAGAGAAATTATTGAGGATATTTTAGATATTCAAATATTTACAGTAATGAATTCGGTATTGAAGAATAAACAAACTGAAATAAAAAATTCAATTTTGGATATAGATTCTAAAGTAGAGTTTGGTAAAAGCAAGGTTAAATTACAACAAGACTACATTAAAACCCTTGAAGATGATATACAAAAACGGGCAAAGGATACTACAGTATTAATTGAGACTGCAAATATTGCAATTAACGGTTTTACTACAGAGATAAACACATTAAAATCGCAAGTGGATGGATTAAAACTTACAATTTTAGATGATGATGAAACAAAGAAAAAAGAAAAACAAATACTTAAAGTACTGGACAAACTTAAAGAGAAGTCAAAGAAAGTAAATTCTGACATCACATTCTATCTTAACCACGATGATTGTCCCACATGCAATCAAAATTTAAGTGAGGACTTTAAGGATAAAACGATTACGGAACATAAGCATAAATCGTCTGAGGTTGCTGATGCTATAAACGATTTAGAAAACCAAATAACCGATATTAATTTGCGATTAGAAAAAATAGATGTAGTTAAAACTAAGATTGCAGAATTGAATGAATCTATTATTGAATTTAGCTCTAGTTTAATTGCCGAACAAAACTATATTAAAAAATTAGCAAAAGAGATTCAGGATAGTGCTACCAATACTACCAACATAGATGAGGAAAAAACTAAATTAAAGGCATTGGCTAAAGATGTTATTCTTTTGTCTGAAGAAAAAGGTAAGCAAACAGAAGAAAAACACTATTTTGAGATTGCGGGTATACTTTTAAAAGATACCGGAATTAAAACTAAAATTATTAGACAATATTTGCCAATCATTAATAAATTAGTAAACAAGTATTTAGTGGCAATGGATTTCTTTTGTCATTTTGAATTGGATGAAACATTCAATGAGACAATAAAGTCTAGGCATCGAGATGAATTTTCGTACGCATCATTTAGTGAAGGTGAAAAACAGCGTATTGATTTGGCGCTATTATTTACTTGGCGAACAATTGCAAAAATGAAAAATTGCGCTAGCACAAATTTGCTATTACTTGATGAGGTTTTCGATTCATCTTTAGATGCAAATGGTACAGATTATGTGATGAACCTTATAAATACTTTAGGTGACGAGACTAATGTATTTGTAATTAGTCACAAGGGAGATCTTCTATTTGATAAATTTAGAAGTGTTATAAAATTTGAGAAACACCAAAATTTCTCTAGAATACAAGGAAGTTAATATGGCAAATGATACTTGGCAATTACAAACGCATACGGTAAATACGTATTGTTATTATTCAGGAGTATTTGATGATGAAATGCTTGACGATATTGTTACGTTGGGCGATTCTCTTTTATTAAAAAATGCAGAGGTTGGTGGAAATTTTGATGTGCCAGGTGGCGAAAATGCGGATATTCGAAAAACAACTATTGGTTGGATTCCTACAAACGATCAAAATGCTTGGCTTTATAGAAAATTAACAGACAGCATCTTTCAGGCAAATTCAAAATGGTTTAATTATGATCTTAACCATATTGAATCACTACAATTTTCAGTATATAATGAAGGTGATTTTTATGATGCGCACGTTGACCATCATTATCAAGGCGCAGGGCAATATCCTAGAAAATTGAGTTTTACTATGCAATTATCAGATCCTTCGGATTATGAGGGCGGCGATGTAAATTTAATTACGTCTCAAACCCCATTTGCAATTCCAAAAGAGCGAGGAACAATTACATTTTTTCCTTCGTATACTTTACATGAAGTTAAACCTGTTACCAAAGGAATCCGAAAAGCATTAGTTGGCTGGATTCACGGCCCTAATTGGAAATAACAAATGGCTAACAAAATTCCGTTGGAGTATCTAGAATTAGATAACGATTTTGGTTTCACCGCAGTAAATGAAAAAGATGTTACTGAACCAATATTGGCAGAAGCCAAAACATCGGTAGATAGTGAAACCAAATTGAAGTTGCAGACTTTAGAAAAAATGGTTATGCCCCTTTTGGTTAATTTGATGAAGAATCCCGAAAAGGAGTACATACATTGGCCAAATCGAGTTCCTCTCATAGAGAAGCAAATTGAGCGTATTTTAGCTATAACTAGAGCTTGACAACTGATCCTTTAGGTGTTATAATATAGAAAAGCCTAAAGGAGATACATATGATAACCGATTCTAAGTCTATATTAGCAAAACTTTTAGCATCAGAAAACATTCAAGTAGAACATAAGAAAACTTCTACCGCATACTTCGATACCAAAAATCGGGTCATGGTCATTCCTATTTGGAAGTCCATGACTCCGTTCTTATACGATTTGCTTCTAGGCCATGAGGTTGGGCATGCATTGTTTACCCCACCTGACGGCTGGCACGATCAAGTATTAGATGGTACCAAGAAGGGGTTCAAAACATATTTAAATGTTGTCGAAGACGCTCGCATCGAAAAATGTATTCAAGAAAAGTTTCCTGGGTTGAAGGTATCCTTTAAAAAGGGATATGCTGAACTAATGCAAAAAGACTTTTTCGGAATTCAGAAAAATGAATGGGATATCAACACACTGCCTTTAATTGATCGTATCAATTTACACTATAAGGTCGGTTCATATTTAAACGTGCAATTCAAAGATGATGAACAATATTTTTTAAAACGAATTAATGGTATTAAAACGTGGGATGACGTTGTTTCTGTATCTAACGAATTGTATGAATATGGTAAAACAGAACCAAAATTGCAAAATTTTGATGATGTCGATTATGTTGAGGATATGGATGATGATTTTGATTCGGAAGATGATACTTGGGAAGAAGTGGAATCTGATTCTGATTCCGATAAAAAGAGCAAAAAAACAAAAAATAGACGAGGATCGGATATTGGCGAGTTTGATCCAGAGTCAGTAACTGATAAATTTTTTCGGCAAATGGAAAATCAACTTGTCGACGATTCAGTAAAGCCATACCTTTATGTCAATATGCCTGAGGTTGATATTAGTAAAGTCATTGTACCGTATAAAACAATTCAGAAATTCTACACAAAATTTCGGTATCAAGATTATACACTTAATGTTGATACTTTGGATGCATTAGCAATTACACAATCAGAAAAAGCAAAAGAACATTTGTATAAAAAGTTCTTAGAATCGAATAAGAAATATATAGGTTATTTGGTTAAAGAATTTGAGCTTAAAAAGAATGCTAAACAATATGCAAGGGCATCTATTGCTAAAACTGGCAAATTGGATATGAAAAAAATTCATTCTTATAAGACTAATGATGATCTGTTTAAACGAATGACAATTGTCCCAGACGGTAAATCTCATGGGTTATTGATGTTCGTAGATTATTCTGGGTCTATGGGTGAAAGTATTCAAGCAACAATTGAGCAAACCCTAGTTTTGGTAATGTTCTGCAGAAAAGTAAATATTCCATTTCGTGTATATGCATTCACTGATCTACAGAATGATTCAATTAATATTGAACTAGGTATGGAAACTCCAAATACAGAGGACCCGGCTACATATTTTAGAGCTCGTAGTGTGAATGGATTGGGTAGATTTTCAAAACGAGTAAATGATTTGCATGTTGATGATGTTGCATTCAGATTACGCGAATATGTATCAAGCGAAATGAATTCAAATGATTTTAAAGATGCAGTTAAATATTGGTTGCTTGTGGGAGAATTGATGACTTCTCGGTATAACCATAGGGGTAGCACAAATCCTGCGGTTAGTGTACATTTAAGAAATTCAGAATTTGAACAATTGAATGGCACCCCTTTGAATGAAGCCATTATTTCTGCAATCGATATTACGGAAGCTTTTAGAAAACAATATAAATTGGATGTCGTCAATACAGTATTTTTAACCGACGGCGATTCAAACGATACGGGGGCAGTATATAAAGAAAATGATAAATATCTCAATTACTACGATAAGTATGGGAATAATTGTAATGTCATTATTCGGCACACTAAGACTATGCTGGAAGGTAAGAAAATTCCTAATGCGGAATTAACTACTGGTTTGCTAGATTTACTGAAAAAAGTATCCGGTGCAAATACAATTGGTTTTTTTATTGCTCCTAGATTTGGAAGGAACGTTGTTATGAACAGAATTAGTAAAACGGGTAAATACGTTCAGAATTTTGATCAGCAATATAAAACGGCAAAACAACAGAAATTCTTCATGTTAAATGATGTTGGATATGATGATTTCTATATTATTCCTGGTGGAAAAGATTTGGAAATCACTGAAGATAATTTGGTTGTTTCGGCAGGAGCCAAAAAGACAGAGATTAAAAACGCATTTATGAAAATGCAAAAAAGCAAATCTATTAATCGAGTTCTTTTGAGTAGATTCGTTAGTAAAATTGCTTGACAAGAATTGCAATAGGTGTTATAATATGATGTAGCTTTTAACTTTTGAGGATTATATTATGTCTAGAACGCATTACAGTGAGCAGCAACGTACCGAATTAGTTATTAAATTAGAAGAAGAATATGGTAGCAAAGTATCTAAAGATGAAATTTTAGAATTTTGCGATATGCGAAATTTGCCGAATCCGCATTTTTTAGTTTCTCGAAAAGATATTAAGGTCAATAAAGTATATGACCTTAGTCTATTAAATTCTTCGACTATTAGCGATCCTTATATGAATGATACACCGATTGTAGCGCCCACCCCATCCGCACAAATTTTGCCTTTGAAGCAACGTAAAATGGTTTCAGAGATTGATAACTCTGTGCCAGCAAAAGATAATACGTATGTCCCGTTTGGCTTTTTTAAGCAACTGGAACAAATTTTAAAATCAAGAACATTTTATCCGGTCTTTATTACTGGTCTATCGGGTAATGGCAAGACTACGATGGTCGAACAAGTGTGCGCAAAACTTGGGCGAGATTGTATTCGGGTAAATGTTAGTATCGAAACAGATGAAGAAGATCTAATCGGTGGTAATACATTGCTAGATGGCAATGTTGTTTATCGTGAAGGGCCGGTACTAATGGCTATGCGCCGCGGCGCAGTTCTTTTGATCGATGAAATTGATCGAGGTTCAAATAAACTAATGTGTATGCAAAGTATTCTTGAGGGCAAGCCATTGTTCAATAAGAAAACTGGCGAGATGATTTATCCCGCGGCAGGATTTACTGTAGTTGCTACCGCAAATACTAAGGGTCGAGGCACAGACGATGGTCGCTTTATTGCAGCACAAATTTTGGACGAGGCATTTCTTGAACGCTTCCCTATTACGGTAGAACAAGAGTATCCGTCGACTACTGTTGAACGAAAAATTCTGCAAAATAAAATGGAATTTTTTGGTAAAGTTGATTCTGAATTTTCTGAGAAACTTATTACGTGGGCAGACATTATTCGTAAGACTTTTCTTGAGGGCGGCGTAGATGAAATTATCAGCACTCGCCGATTGGTAAATATCGTGCAGGCGTACTCAATTTTTAACAATCAAGAAGATGCGATTCAATATTGCATTAATCGATTCGACGATGATACTAAGTCCGCATTTATGGATTTGTATCAAAAAATGAGCAATCCGTTGCGTCAGGAAACTACTTCGGAAACAGTATACGATGATACTAAGTCCGCATTTATGGATTTGTATCAAAAAATGAGCAATCCGTTGCGTCAGGAAACTACTTCGGAAACAGTATACGATGACGGCGAACCTCTTATTAGTAGTCCACAAATTTAATTGATAAAGTATAGCGTACGCAAGTACGCTATACCTACGTATATGCACACTAATGAAAATACTTATGATACGTTTATTCCTAGATGGTTTGGCCGTTTAGGTAACAACATACAACAAATATCTAACGGAATTTATTTCTGCAGAGATAACAAAATACATTTTACATCACCAGACCACCCCATGGTCGAAGCCATTGATTTGAATTTTGGTGACAATAATTTTAGCATACCGCCAAATTCTCACAATTGGTTTTATTTCTTTGATGGGTCCGATGCTGACTTTAGTACAAATACCGATGATTTAAATTTTCAACGCAAGCATATCTGCGAAGAATATATATTACCTAAGCTTAAAATTAATCATATCGAATTAGATAAACCATTGCCCGACGATGTGTTAGTAATTCATATTAGAAGCGGAGACTTATATACGAATTGGCCATCTAGCCACCCACAGAATCCTTTTGCATATTATGTAAAATTATTTAATATGTATCATGGTAAAGTAATTTTTCTTGTAGAAGATCTACATAATCCGATTGTAGATTATTTTTCTAAAATTTCTACTGATACAAGAGTGTGTTCTATTGAAGATTCATATTTACTTTTACTACAAGCAAGAAACATTGCATCATCGGGAGCGGGATCTTTTGTAATGGGCGCTGCTCTTTGTTCTAAAAATATTAAAAAGTTTTATTGTACCAATCTTTGGTTGCCTAATAGTCTAAACCCTACGATGCTAAAAGATCATCTTGAGGTATACTGCGCACACCTAGTAGGTGATAAATATATAAAAATTGGCGAATGGCATTGCTCCACTGAAACCATTGATAAGATTTTAAATTATAACGAAGATATATTATTTGGGAGATTATAACATGAATAAACAAGTTGCCTTAATTACAGGCATTACCGGTCAAGACGGGTCTTATCTTGCAGAATTACTACTAGAAAAGGGATATGAGGTACATGGCGTAGTTCGTCGTAGCTCGTCTAGAAATACTGGTAGAATAGATCACATCTATAGTAATCCAAATTTACATTTGCATTATGGTGACATAACCGATTCGTTAACCATAATGAACATTCTTAAGAAACACAATCCATCTGAAATTTATAATTTAGCAGCACAGAGTCACGTAATGGTATCGTTTGAGACACCAGAATATACTGCAAGTGTGGACGGCTTAGGTACTCTAAAATTACTTGAGTCTGTTAGAATTTTGAATATGGATAAAACAACTAAGATTTATCAAGCATCTACGTCGGAATTATATGGATTGGTGCAGGAAACCCCTCAAAGAGAAACAACTCCTTTTTATCCTAGATCCCCATATGGTGTAGCGAAATTGTATGCATATTGGATAGTTAAAAATTATCGGGAATCATATAATATGTTTGCGTGTTCAGGAATTTTATTTAATCACGAATCGCCCCGACGCGGATTTAATTTTGTGACTAAAAAAATTGTAGATGGACTTGTTAATATTAGCGGGGGCTACCAAGATTGTCTATATATGGGTAATTTAAATGCTATGCGGGATTGGGGTCACGCCAAGGACTATGTTCGGGCAATGTGGATGATGCTGCAACAAGATAAGCCGGATGATTTTGTTATTGCGACGGGCGAACAATATTCAGTCAAAACATTCATTGAAAAATGTGCACCGTATTATGGTATGGATATTCGCTGGGAAGGTGAGGGCATTAATGAAGTTGGTATTGATAATAATTCAGGGAAAACTATTATTCGAGTAGATCCTAAATATTTTAGACCGGCCGAAGTAGAAACTTTGCTAGGTGATTCGACAAAAGCTAGAACTATTCTAGGATGGTCGCCAGAATATACATTTGATATGCTAGTAAAAGAAATGTGCATGGAGTTTAACTAATGTTTCCTCCCTCATACCAAAATATCAATAAAATAGTTACGGAAAAATATTTAAATTATGATTTTGGATTTTTTATTGAAGTAGGCGGGGCAGATGGATATACTCAAAGTAATACTTGGTATCTTGAAAAATACAAAAATTGGACAGGGGTTTTAGTTGAACCAAATCCGGATTCTGCAGAAATGTGTCGCAATACCAGACCAGATTCTAAAGTATTTAATTATGCATTAGTTGATCGAGAGTATCCAGATTCGGAAATAACAATGGTACGTAGAATGGTGTATCCGGGCGATCCCGGACTTATGACTGCGGCTAAAGATTCTCCGTTGAGAACTAATTCCGATTGGATGCAACCGGCAACAAGCATAGATAAAACTGAAGAATTTACTATACGTACTACTACACTTGATGAAATATTAGAATCTTTAGATGTTAAAACTGTTGATTTCTTTTCTTTGGATGTTGAAGGTTATGAAGTACAAGTATTAAAAGGATTCAATTTGGAAAAATATTTGCCAAAGGTTATACTAATAGAATGGCATGACGATATACAAACTATTTCCGATGTCTTATCTAATACCCATAAGTTAGCAGAACAACTATCTAAACATGATTATGTTTTTATTTTAAAATAGGATAGTAAAATGGAAATGTATAAAAGTAGTAAAATATTTGTTGCTGGTCATAAAGGATTAGTTGGTTCAGCAATAGTAAATAAGTTGCGAAGCGAAGGATTTAATAATCTTGTTTTGCGAGATAAGGAATCTCTTGATCTTAGAAATCAATTGGAGGTTAAAGAATTCTTTAAAGCGGAAAAACCAGAATTTATATTTCTTGCTGCAGCAAAAGTCGGAGGAATAAATTGGAATTATACACATCCCGCCGACTTTATCTATGACAATCTTCTAATACAATCCAATGTTATAGATTCCGCATATAGAAATGGAGCTAAGAAACTATTGTTTCTAGGATCGGCCTGCATCTATCCTAAGGTTACGCCACAGCCAATTAAAGAAGAATATTTGTTGACTGCGCCATTAGAACCAACTAATGAGGGTTATGCTTTAGCAAAAATTACTGGTCTAAGAATGTGCGAATATTATAGACGTCAGTATGGTTTCAATGCGATTAGTTGTATGCCTGCAAACTTATATGGACCTAACGATAATTTTATACCGGAACACGGGCACGTTATTCCTGGCATTATTACGAAGTTACGAAATGCCATCATTAACAATGATGACACGATTGAATGCTGGGGTGACGGTACTCCTACACGAGAGTTTTTATATGTAGATGATCTTGCAGACGCATGCGTTTTTCTAATGCAAACTTATAATGAGGCACAGTTCATTAACGTGGGTAGTAATGAGGAATTAACAATTAAAGATTTAGCAGAAAATCTTAAATCCGCAATGGGGTTCACCGGAGAAATAGTTTGGAATACAGATAAACCGAACGGTACACCTAGACGTAAAATGGATAATAGTAAATTGAATGCACTTGGTTGGAATGCCAAAGTAGATTTTAACGAAGGGCTAAAACGTACAATAGAATGGTATAAAAAAGAAAAGGGGATGCTATGAGATGGCCGTTGATGGGTGAAACAATTACATTCACCGATAGATTAAAAATGGCATATTTTGCCATGACTGCTGATAAATTCACTAACGGTGAACGAGTAAAGCAGTTTGAAAAAGAATGGAGTACTTGGTTAGGCGCAAAACATTCTTTATATGTATCCTCAGGTAGTACAGCAAACTTTTTACTTATTGCCGCCGCAAAAGAATTATACAATTTAAAACCTGGCGACAAGGTATTAGTGCCGGCATGTACATGGATGACAAATGTTGCCCCTATTATACAGTTAGGATTAACTCCTATCTTCTGCGATGTTAATCTATCAAACTTTAGTTTTGATCTAACTGATGCTGTTAAGATATCTAAAAAGCATGATATTAAAATGGTATTTGTTACGCACCTATTAGGATTTTCTGCAGATAACGAAGTACTAAAACGCATATTTACAAACGCAATTATTTTAGATGACGTATGCGAATCGCATGGCTGCACAGACATTGCCGGAATTAAACGAGGCGCAAATAGTTTAGGAGCTACCTTTAGCTTTTACTTCGGGCATCATATGTCTACAATTGAAGGTGGTATGATATCTACAAACAACGATGATCTTTATGATTTAATGAAGATGAAACGTAGTCATGGTTTTGCTAGAGAGTCCACTCGTTTTGCCGAATATGCAGAAACATATAAAGATATAGATAAACAATTTTTATTCATAACAGACGGATATAATTTTAGAAATCATGAAATTTGCGCTGTGCTTGGTTCATCCCAACTAAAACGATTAGATGAGATGATATCTATTCGGAATAAAAATCATGAAATATTCTGTAAAATTATTGACAAATATCCGCATCTGTTTTATAATATTAAAAACTCTATAGGTAATAGTAGTTTCTGTTTGCCGTTTATCTGCAAGTCGCCAGAAATAATGAAGGCAATGAAGGATACGTTTACAAAAAATGGTATAGAATATCGACCGGTAGTATCAGGTAATTTATTGCGTCAACCGTTTTTAGCAGAATATAGTATTGACACCGATAAAGAAATAACAAACGCAGATATTATTCAAACACAGGGTGTGTATATTGGCAACAATCACTTTGTTACTTTGGAAGATATGAGATTTTTAGATAAAGTCGTAGGAGAAATATATGTCAACATTGGGTGAAAGCATAGAAGCAATTATTAAAAATACAGTTGATCGGGTATGTCAAGAAGATATGCCGGATTCGGAATATATCGCAACAGATAATCTAGGCGAGATTATCGAGAAATTAGCAATTATTCATATTCGTATGTGGATGTTAGAAGATGCGATGCAAGCAGCAAAAACAGATTCTGAACTTGCCGAATTGAAGCGCAAGGTTGATATTTGCTTTAAGGTTAAGCGCCCTAAGTATGTACAAGCAATTAACACTATGGTAGATGATGCAATTAGAACAAACAAATCATTAAAAGAAGATTCTGTAAAATTATATAAAGGCGTAGATAATGGCTAAAATTGTATTCTTCAATCATTACCATAGAGGCGATTTGTTAACGCATAAAGAATATGTTAGGCAATTAAAACAAGAATTACCTGATGTAGAATTTGAGTATATGCATTTTAATCATTCTAAATTAACTAGAGATTTAGATATTCCGAAGACCGGATCACCTACTGATTTAGATGCAAAGACTCCATTCTATCAGGAAGAGGATACCCTTTATATTAATACCTGGATTGGATGTTTTTGGGATATATTCTGCGAGCATGGTGGTATTAATATGGATTCGCTTTGGCATCAATGGCAGAAAATTTTTGAAACTGTTAATGCCGCATTTGGTGTCGAGTTAAAACTAAATGCAGAAAAAGAATCATATTTGCCATCTATTGATTTTAGTAGATTTGATACTACTTCTATTGATCAATATTTAAGTAACTCTATCGGCATTAAGAAAATTTTAATTTGCAACGGTGCTCCTCAATCAGGACAATCATTCTCATATGATATGTCTGATTTTATTCATAGTACTGCTAAAGAATATTCTGACGTACATTTTATCTGCACAACAAAATTTGATACTAAAGAAACAAATATTCTATTTACAGATGATATCATCAAAGATACCGAAATTGAGGATGAAAAACGTGCACCTTGGGAGGATAAAGGATTTTGCGATCTTCAAGAAATTTCTTATTTAAGTGAACATGCGGATGCGATTGTCGGTAAAAACTCTGGACCCTTTGTATTCTGCGAAACAAAAACAAATTATATGAATTCATCTAAGAAATTTTTATCGTATAATGTTAGTTGGGGTGAAGCATTCCAAACAGGTGCTAAGAAACCAACAGAAACAATGTCGAATAATATGAATCTTGAATGCGATTATAAAATTGTTCCTATTTCAGATATTCATAATTTAACAGATGCCGATGCAACTAATATTAAAAACTCTTTAAACGAATTAGCGAATAGCCTATGAAAAAATTAAAATTAGGTTTTACCGATACACATGAACATTTATCTACATTTTTTGCTAGTCTATTAGCTAATAGATTTGATGTAGAAATTGATAACGAAAATCCCGATTATTTAATTTTTGGCGATGATAATTTCGGAACAAACAATACTAAATTCGATAAGAAGGATGTAGTTAAGATTTTCTATACTGGAGAAAATCGTCGTCCAGAGGATTATGATTGCCATTATGCAATATCCTTCGATCATAATTACAGCAATTGGCATTATCGTTTACCGTTATTTGTAATCTATATGTGGTCGCTAGATCAAATTCATAATACTGGTTATGACTATTATCACATTCTTCAGGATAATCAACCTAAGGAAAAAACAGATTTTTGTTCTTTTGTTGTAGGAAATCCTAAATGCGAAATACGTAATGACTTCTTTCGACGTTTAGGTAAGTACAAAAAAGTTGACAGTGGCGGCACACTATATAATAACATTAATGCTAGTCTTGACGGGGAACAAGCAAAGATTGATTTTCTATCCTCAAGAAAATTTAATATTTGTTTTGAGTCCAGTGCGAATCCGGGTTATGTGACAGAGAAAATTTTACACGCATACTATGCAAAGACTATTCCTATTTACTGGGGCAGCCCAACAATAACTGCAGATTTTAATCCGCTATCCTTTATCAATGTAAATAATTTCCATGATTTAGATGCAGTAGTAGATTATGTTAAGATGATTGATAACGACGATGACCTATATAACAGAATCTTAGCAGCAAGTCCTTTTGCTGGAAATATACCTAGAGATTATGTTATGCTAAATAATTTCTTAAATTGGTTTGAATCGGTAGTTTATAATAAAATTGACATGAGAGAAGAATGAAAATACAAACCTTCATTTTTAATTGGGTAGGCCAATACGACAATACGTATAACAAAGAACTACAATTAAAAGATTTCAATCCTGTTATTATTAACAGCGATGATATCTATAATGATATTCCTGAATGGCATCATATTGGCAATGATGCATACTTTGGAGCACAATTTGCTAAAGCAGTTGAATTATTTTTAGAGACTGATAATGAAGTATTATTTCATATCCAAGGTGATGCATCATATAATGACTGGCCTAAACTATATGACGATGCAAACAAATATTTTGAGATGTCAGATTGGGGCATTTACGCACCTAATGTAGATTATACATGGTATGACTCTAGCAGAACAGATATTACTAGTTTATATTTTCCTATTGAAGGATTGAAGATTGTAGCAAATACAGATTGCACCTGTTGGTTCATCCATAGAGATATTTTAAAACTCTACAAAGAACGTAATCTAAATCTTGAACAATATAAGATGGGTTGGTCTTGGGATATTATATTACCTAGCTTATGTTTTATTAATCAGCGACCCGTAATACGAGATTATAATCATACAATCCAGCATCCGCTAGGCACAGGATATGATACTAACCAAGCAGAAAAAGAAATGCAACAGTTATATGATACTTTGCCCGAGGATCTTCAAGAAGCATTTCGATACATCAAAGGTGATCGAGAAAATTTAACCAAATATTATCAGACGCCGGCATGAAAAAAATTATAGCTTTTAGTCTTTGGGGTAATAATCCTAAATATTGTGCCGGGGCAATACGCAATGCACAATTAGCTAAAACAATTTTTCCAGAATGGATATGTATTTTTTATTATAACGATACCGTACCAGCAACTTATATTAAAATACTAAGTGAATTTGATAATGTGGAAGTAGTAAAAATTGCTGATGGATCATTTGGGGCATTTTGGCGATTTTTTGATATGCTCGAAGATACAATTGTAATATCCAGAGACTGCGATTCCCGCCTTTCTAAAAGAGAGAAACGTATTGTGGATGATTGGTTATCTAGCAAAGAAAAAATGTGCGTAATACGAGATCATATTAATCACTATGAGTTTCCGATGCTTGCAGGTATGTGGGGAATTAAAAATGGACTTCATATAGATTTGCACAAACCAATGGAACAATATTGGTATACTCATTCGTATTTGGTGGATCAATTTTATTTGCGAGATGTTGTATGGCCGGTGTTAAAAGATAATTGTAAAATTTATGGTATCAAGGAAACTGCTTGGATGCGAGAAACATATGAAAGTATTGGTATGGACTTTATTGGTCAAACATATTCAGACGATGAATCTCCAGTATATCCCGGCGCTTTAGTATAGGGTTAAAATGGGTATCGCATTATTACATCATACAGGGTTGGGTGACCATTTCATGTGCAATGGTCTTGTTCATCAATTAGCTGATAAGTATGGGGAAGTGGATTTGTTCTGCAAAGAGCATTTGTATAAAACTATCAATCACTTATACATGGATTTTCCTAACATAAAAATTATTCCGATTAAAAATGATTCAGAAGATCCATACCGGTATGCTGCAAATACACAAAAAGATCTAGTACGTGTTGGATTTGAGCATACCGATTTCAATAGATTTGAGGAATCTTTCTATGAACAAGTAGGATTAGATGTTGATGATGAATTTGCATACTTTCAATTTCCCTCGGATTTATCTGGATCAAAAAAATTATATGAGCAAGTTGTTGCGGCAAGGGGAAAAGATTATATTTTTGTACATGATGTAAGCTCATATAAAGCATTTGATTTAAAAATAGAATCATCCTTGCCTAGATTTGTAGTTAATAAAACAGATACAGATGACGTATTAGATTATATTGATACTATCTGTAACGCCAAAGAAGTACATATAATAAACAGCGGGTTACATAATTTAGTTTTCCAATTACTATGCCATGGAAAAGTAAATTCTGATAACGTATTTTTTCATGATGCAAGAAAACCAAAAGACGGTGGAATTGCTATTAGAATTCCTAGTGATGTGAAGGTTATACAATATGACTAAAAGAGTTACAATAATTACACCCACAACAGGGACAGATTACTTAGAACACTGTTTGCAATCAGTTAAGCAACAAACATATAAAAACATCAATCACTTCGTTGTTATAGATGGGCAACAGTATGCGGAAAAAGCAAACAAAATTTTAGCAATTAATCCGAACGAAGAAAGAACAGTTTTATGTCTTCCGGAAAATACTGGGGCGGATGGGTATAATGGGCATAGAATTTATGGGTCTATTCCTTATCTATGTAATACTGATTATATAATGTACTTAGATGAAGATAATTGGATTGACTCAGAACACGTCCAAAGTTTAATTGACACAATAGATGAAGGCAATGATTGGGCCTTTTCTTTAAGGAAAATTTATGGCAGCAATGGTGATTTTATTTGTACTGATGATTGCGAGAATCTTGGGCTGTGGCCGACTTGCATCAACGAAAAAGAACTCTTTGTAGATGTGGGTGCGTATTTCTTACCTACCGCAATTGCTATTCAAATTTCTCCTTTATGGTATAGACGGGCAAGACATCCCGAGGAACAGCCAGAAGTCGATAGACTTATTATGCAAATTCTGATAGAATATAATTTTAAATATAACACCAACGGTAGATATACGTTAAATTATAGAGTAGGAAACAGGCAAGATTCGGTACAAAAAGAATTCTTTTTGTGGGGAAATGCTAAGATGGAGCAAAAATATGGAGATTATTATCCGTGGCGCAAGAAATAGAATATAAGTTTAATGAGGGTGATCTGTTGAAAGATTTTCAGGCATATGTTGATGCGACATACAATCAACACTACGCCCTAAACAAATATCAAGCAACAGAATTTATTATTGATAACGGACATGGCGTAGGATTTACTGCGGGCAATGTAATGAAATATGTCCAAAGGTACGGAAAAAAAGCAGGAAGGAATAGACAAGACTTGCTAAAGGTGTTACACTATGCATTGATGCTGTTATATGTGCATGACATTGAAACTAAGGAGACTAAATAATGCAAATAAGTAAAGAAACAATTGATATTCTAAAGAACTTCGCCTCTATTAATTCTAACCTAATGATTCGAAAAGGTAAGACTCTTTCGACTATTAGTACAGGTAAAAACATTTTTAGTAAAGCGGATGTAACTGAGGAATTTCCTCTCGAAGTAGCAATTTATGATTTGAACTCATTGCTTGCGCTTTTAACTGTTATGGAAAATCAAGAAGTAGATTTTGGTGAAAAAAGTTTAACGATTTCTAAAGGCAATGGTAAATTTGAATATTTTTATGCTAGCCCAAGCGTTATTGTTGCCGCACCAGAAAAGAGCATTGAGTTAGATTCGCATTACGAATTTACACTTTCTGCAGATGATGTGCAGATGATTATGAAGGCAGCGGCAATTACCGGTGCGCCAACTATCACAATTTCTAGTAAAGAAGGCAAGGTTTCTCTTAATATCGGCGATAAGAAAAACGATACTGCAAATACATATAAAAAATCAATCGGAGATAGTGAACATACGTTTGAATGTCATATGGCGGTTGAGAATTTTAAAATTATTCCCGACGCATATAATGTTACTATTTCTAAAAAGAAAGCATTTCAATTTAAACATGCTACTAAGGTAATTGAATATTTTATTGCAATGGAACCCGATTCAGTAGTTTAATGTTGCTGTACGCCTATTATAATATGGAGTTGTTATGGATTATCGTGAAAATGAATTTCTTTGGGTTGAGAAATATCGCCCGAGGAAATTAGAAGATTGTATTCTTCCCGCTAGTCAGAAAACTATTTTTCTGGAAATGTTAGCAAAGGGAGAGATACAAAATATGTTATTATGCGGCGGCGCAGGCATGGGCAAAACGACAGTTGCCCGTGCTTTGTGCGAAGAGCTACAAACAGATTATATCATCATTAATGGATCAGAAGAATCGGGTATTGATGTTCTTCGTACAAAGATTAAGCAATTTGCATCTACTGTTTCTTTTAGCGGTAAGCCAAAAGTTGTTATATTAGATGAAGCGGATTATTTAAATCCAAATTCCACACAACCTGCTCTTCGAGCATTTATGGAAGAATTTTCATCTAATTGTAGATTCATTCTTACTTGTAATTTTAAAAATAGAATCATTCCTCCTCTGCATTCTAGAGCGGCAGTCATTGAATTTAAATTGCCAAAAGCAGATAAACCTAAAATTGCCTCAGCATTTTTTAAGCGAGTAAATGAAATTCTCAGCATTGAAAAAGTTGAGGCTGATGGTAAAGTTGTTGCAAAGGTAATCGAAAAACATTTTCCGGACTATCGTAGAGTTCTAAATGAACTTCAGAGGTATGGTGCATCTGGAAAAATTGATGAGGGTATCTTTGTAAGTTTAGGTGAGACTAATCTTCAAGAATTGATTGTGTCTTTGAAAGATAAGGATTGGAAGAAGATGCGAACTTGGGTCGTCAATAACATTGATAATGACCCACAAACAATTTTTAGAAAACTATATGATGTTCTATGTGATGAAGTTGTGCAGGTTCCTCAATTAGTATTGTTACTGGCAGATTATCAATATAAATCGGCATTTTGTGCGGATCAAGAAATTAATTTAGTGGCATGCTTAACTGAAATTATGGCAGCAGTAGAATTAAAATAATGATAAATCCATTTGAAAATATATTTATTTGGATAAAAGAGGATTGGAAATCTTACCCACTTCGTTTTACGGTTGAGATTATTGCATGGACAATGAGTATTGGATGTACTATGTGGATGGGATACACTTTGCCGAATCCTCCTTTCATCTATCTATATCCGCTATTCATGGTACAATGTATGTTATTTGCTTGGTCAGCCTGGACTAGAGGATCGACCGGTATGATCGCAAATTATCTATTAATTGTAACGATAGATGTAGTAGCATATGTGAGGATGTTATGAGTTTATTCGGTAAGCCGGTCGAAAAAATTGAGGAAGTTCCTTATAAGTCTCCCGCAATATCTCCCTTTGATTTTATTAATTCTATACATTATTCTAAACAAAACTTAATAGTAGATGAATGGTCTGAAAAACAATATAATCCCTTTATTATAAACAAAGGATTATCCTATGGACATGATACCGTTATTCCCGCAAATGAGATGAATTCCCGTCCTCATTTGGATAAAATTCTTCAATTTCACTTTCTCATAAATATTGTTAGACCTAGAAAAAGATTCAATAAATGGATAAAGGTCGATAAAATCGATGAATTGGAAGTTGTAAAAGAATACTATGGCTATAGCACAGAAAAAGCCAAACAAGTACTCCCCCTTCTCAATGAGTCGATTCTTGATAAAATGAAGAAAAGCTTAACAAGGGGTGGTAAGAATGAGTAATGACATCATTTCAATAAATTTTCCGGGATATAATCCGTTAGAAGTAATTTTAACTGAACCCGATGATTTTCTTAAGGTAAGGGAGACCTTAACTCGAATAGGAGTAGCGTCGAGAAAAGATAAAACACTATATCAATCATGCCACATATTGCACAAGCAAGGTAGATATTTTATTGTACATTTTAAAGAGTTATTTGCATTAGATGGAAAGGTTGCAGATCTCTCTGAAAATGACCTGCAACGAAGAAATACTATTGCCAAATTGCTAGTGGATTGGGGATTGGTAGAAATTAGCAATCCTCACAATTTTGTAAATTACGCCCCTCTTTCTCAAATAAAGGTTATATCGCATAAAGAGAAAGATGATTGGACATTAGAAACAAAGTATAACATTGGCAAGAAAAAGATGCCAATGGGATATAAATAATATTTTAGATGTAAAATATATTTTACACATTGATCTCACATTGAATTTTTGCTGCAGCATCTTCAATAAACTGATCTGTATCAGCAGTACTTTTTATTAAAACTAGGAGAAAAATATGTGGACAACACCATCAGCAATTGATTTGCGTTTCGGGTTCGAAATCACAATGTACATTGCAAATAGGTAATACCGCTTTCCTCGGGATGGGAACGTAAAGACTTCACCTTAGGACCGCTTTGGTACGGAGCGTGAATTAAGCTGGCACAACGATAGGGTGTCCCTGTATTCAGTAAGCAGGATAGCTATGCCTTCGGGGTAGCACTTTTTTTTAACTCGCTTAATAGGAGCACATATGATTACAGCCGATATTTTTATCGACACAGTTCAAAACGGCAAACGCCAATTCATTTCTAAATATGTAACGGATAAAGACCTTGCAAAACCACTTAATGATTTTGTGGATGCGCAAACTGTATTCTCGCATGCAGTAGTTTCTTCAGTAAAAGAATCTTTTGGTCATCTAAATAAAAAAATAACTCAAAGCAAAATTGAAGAAGTAATCAATCCATTTAATATTGACTGGGTTCAGGCCGGTATGAAAGCCTGGTTAGATCAACCGGCAACTAAAGCTAAACCGTTTAAGGAGTAACATATGGCAACTCCTGCTTTTAGTAATTTTATCTTTGGCCCAGCGTATAAGGATGTTGAGAAATTCTTTGTCGGATATGATCAACAATTTGATCGCATGGCAAAATTTCATGATGATCTAGCAAAAAACGTACCAAACTATCCTCCGTATAACATTAAGAAAACGGGTGAGAATACATACGCTATTGAATTAGCAGTCGCCGGATTTGGTAAACAGGATATTGAGATTGAATTTGCAGATGATGTATTAGTTGTTAAGGGGAATACTTCCGAAGACAACAGCGATTATTTGTTCAAAGGAATCGCCGCACGTAATTTTACACGTACATTCGCCTTGAATGAGCAAATTGAAATTAAAGATGCGGAACTTTTTAATGGTATGCTAAAAATAATACTAGAGCGTATTATACCTGAGCATAAAAAACCAAAAAAAATTGAAGTGAAAGATACAAGTGAAATTGTTTCTGCTACAGGAAAAAAGTCTAAGAAAGAATTGTTATTAGAGGATACTAATGCAATTGATTAAAAAAGTTTGTAATCTTTTTTCATTGAAGAATCGCTATAATTCAGATTTAGAAAATTTTATTCTTAGTAATAATCCAAAAGATGTTTCAGATGTAGAGCGGTTGGCAAAACAATATGATGCGGCTCGCAAAAACAATTTTTATTAAATAAATGCGGGGGGAAACCCCCGCAACTGAAAGGACATTATGATTAGATTACTTAAATTGATAACCAGTGAAGAAATTGTAGGCGATTGCACTAAACGAGGATCAAAGATTTTTGTAAAAAAACCTTGTGCGATTATGTTGATTCAATCTAGATCGACTCCGGATCAACATTCTATGGCATTAATTCCATACGCAGGTTATACTAAAGGGCATGAGGTTCAAATTGAATCTAAGCATATTGTATGGGAAGCTGAGTTGGATGAGGATGTATTAAATCAATACAACTCATTATTCGGATCAGATATTCAAATTGTGTCTGCCTCAGTAGAAAAACCAACAATCCCTAATACATCTACATTAAACATTGTAAAAAATTAATCTAAAAAACTAGGGCAACGCCCTAGTTCTAGTATCAAATCGCTTCTTTACCGCATACTGAAATAAAGACTTGCTCGCGAGGCGTATTCGGTGCATCTAAATTTGTAATAAAATCCCCCATTTGATGTCGTTGTACCCATACTATTTTATTATTTGCATCAGTGAAAAAATCAGTTATTAGATATAACTTAGCAGTATCACATTCAATTAAACCAAAACTATAAATTTTCTTTACCGGTACTGGTATTTGATCATATTTCACTTCATCAGTAAAGACAATCATACTATGCATCTTAAACATTTCATCGGACTTAGCAAATCCGCCTTTATTTAAGTATAACTGATATGTAGATTCTTTTGCAACAAATTTCCAGTCAGAATCAACATATGCGATAGTATAACTCTCTTGTTCTTCAATAAAATGGAATTTAAATTCATTTGCTGCGAATGTAACTGATGCGAATGCTAATAGAATAATTGCTAATAGTTTTTTCATGTCAATCCTTCGAAGTGAGCCTAGTCTCGATTAAAAAATCTTTTCTTAGGCTTAGGTGGTACTACAGGTTTAGGTGGGGGTTCAGGTTCAGGTTCTTTTTTCTTAATAGAGATATTATCTTCTCTTAACATCTGTTTAACAAGTTGTACGGTTTTCGCAAGTTCTCTATCCGCAACCATTTTTATAGCTAATAGTTTGCTATCATAATTATTTGCTCCCTCCAGCAAATCTTTAGATATGGTTATCTTCTTTTTTGGTTTTAATGCTTGGAGTTGTTTCTTAAACTCTTCTGATTCTGGTGTCTTTTCTTCTTCGCTCATTTTTTTCCTAGGTGCAATCTACCCATCGTAAAGTTGAATACCAATCATACGTTGGACTACCTTTAGGTATAAAGCAAGTGCCTAGTTCGGGATTTTGCTGTATCCTATCCTGTACGATCAAATACATACAACCCACGTACAAAAATATTGCAAGTAATATTGTTGCAACCCATGAACTATCATTAAGTAATGCTTGTAATTTTCTTCTTCGTCTAGCAGCTTTAGCCATAGCTGCAGCTCGCGCTTCTTTTTGTTCTTTTTCTGCTCGGTCTCGTTTTTCTTCTATAAGGTCAGACAAACGTTGTCTTTCTGTACTAAATCTACTCCATATATCACCCAACCCAGGCGTTTGATAAATTAACATTTCTCGCAATTCTACTTCGGCTTGCTCAAGTTGCATCTGCATCATAACATTATTTAAAGCTTGAGAATTCACCTTAGATGGGTCATCACTTTCTTCACTTTCCTTTTTTGCTTGAGCAGCAGCTTCTTGTACTACTCCTTTGGCATCTAAAAATTTTCCAATATTTCCAGATACCTCCATTGTAATTTCTGATACATCTGCCGCTGCTGCTTGACATTCTTTATAGAACTCCACACCCGATCTTATTGCTTTTAATGCCCCTTGCGCCATCGCAAAGGCGGTGATTGGATCCACGTCATTCCTTTTTCTTCTTAACTTTTTAGTTCCTCCGCAGCTTCTTCTGCTTCGGCCCGATTACTAATTTCTGCTTGAAAGGCAGATCTTTGCATTTCTGCGCCTGCCATTGCCGCTTCCCTGCCTGTACCTGCAAGCATAATACCGCTCAATGTTCCGCATAAAAATGTTGCCACGGGAATAATAAGTTCAAAAAATTTACTATCAATAGGACTTATTGCATCTAGCGGCTGAGTCACAAAAATAATACTATATAACACTACAAAAATAATGCCAATTAACGTAAATGCTAAACACGCACCAATAAACACTTTAAGTCTAACCATAAGTTCAGATTCAGTATATCTTTCTCCAGGTTTAGATACTTTCGATTTTTCGCTATTTTTCATCTTTTCAAATCCTTATTAAAAATTAGTTCAGGGCAATCTCGATTCACTTCACATATTGGTTTTTTGCATTGTGGGGTATTCCAATTCCCCGGATCTTGACATGGATATCTAAATGCTTGATTGCACCCTGCCAGTAGTAAAATTATAAAAATACAATATTTTATATACCTCATGTTATCCTCGTCTTGTCCATGAACTTATGCCAACGTATGCGCCCACTACGCCACCCAATGCAATCCAGTACAATTCCAATGCAGAACTGATTCGTTCAATCCTTGATTCTGGGACAACAAACATAATAGAAAATGCTGTGACAATGATGGAAATTAACGCTACCCATGCCATTCTTCTTCTATTTTTTGCTCGTTGTTCGTAGATAGTATATTCCTTTTTATCTAAAATTCCATCATGGTTTATATCAATAGATTCTAGATTTTCTTCAGTAGCCATTTACACCTCTCATGTTATGCCGTAAATCTATACGTTAGTATTTCTACGAGTTTGCGTATGAAGGTAATGCTATTATAGGTGTGGGGGTAGTGCTCGAATCAGATGCGGTTTAATTTAAACCGAGGACAATGTCATTACGAAGTGCCACTTTGCACGGCCTTCATATTTTTAACCCATTTTATTTGGACATTTTATTTGTAAATAATGGTTAATCTCATCTTTATTTATATAGGTAAAGCCTTAAATATATTATATAATAAGACAAGTAATATAAACGAGGAGTTTTATGAAGTTCTACACTAGTGTGAATCAGTATGGTAATAATATTTTGGTTCGGGGTATTAACAATGGAAAGCGGGTTCAGGATAGAATTCCGTTTAAGCCGAAACTATTTGTCAAATCTAAAAATGAAGCAAAGTATAAATCGCTGTATGGGCAGAACTTAGAACCGGTTCAATTTGATAGTATTAATGATGCAAAAGACTACGTAAGTAAATATAAAGAAGTAGAAAATTTTCCGATATTTGGTAACACTAACTACGGTTATCAGTATATTACGGAAAACTTCTCGGATGAAATTGAATTCGATATAAGTCAAATTAAAATCTGGTCATTGGATATTGAAACTTCCGCCGAATTGGGATTTCCTGATGTTGCAAATCCCCAAGAACAGTTGTTAGTTATCACAACTCAAGATGCAAATACTAAAGAACTGATGTCCTTTGGTCTACACGACTATGTAGTTAAATCAGAAAAACACACGTATATTAAATGTAAAGACGAAGTAGATTTATTGAAAAAATTTGTAGACTATGTTGCAGCAGATCATCCGCATATTATTACAGGTTGGAATGTAGAATTTTTTGATATCCCATATCTATGTAACCGTATTACTCGAATTTTAGGAGAAGATTATGTGAAACGTCTTTCACCCTGGAAAGTTGTTAAAGAAAAAAATATTATTAAACTGAAGAAAGAAAATATTTCGTTTGAATTGTTGGGTATTGCGATTTTAGATTACCTTGATCTGTATAAAAAGTTTACTTATACCAATCAGGAATCATACAAATTAGATCATATCGCAAAAGTAGAACTGGGTAAAGAGAAGTTATCGTATGATGAATTTTCGTCATTTACTGAATTCTACAAAAATGATTGGCAAAAATTTGTAGAGTATAACATTCGAGATGTTGAACTGGTAGATGAGCTTGAAGAAAAGATGAAATTAATTGAACTCATCTTAACAATGGCGTATGATGCAAAGTGTAACTATATTGATATTTTCTCTGCAGTAAGAACATGGGATTGTATTCTTTATAATGAACTATGGAAGAAAAATATTGTTGTTCATCAACGGCAGGAAAAAACAGGAAGAAGTATTGCTGGTGCGTATGTACAAGAACCTAGACCAGGTAAGTATAACTGGGTAGTATCGTTTGATGCGACAAGTCTGTATCCTAGTATTATTATGCAATATAATATGTCACCTGAGACTTTGGTAAGTACATATCCTAAATTTTATGATGTACAAATGAAGACGTTGCTAAATGGTACAGCCGACTTGTCTGAGCTAGAAGATAAAAAGTATTGTATGACGGCAAATGGAAGGTGCTTTACGAAGGAAAAACAGGGAGTATTCCCGGCAATTGTTCAGAAGCTATTTGACGATCGAACTAAGTATAAGAAACTTATGCTTGAGGCACAATCTCAATACGAGGTAACTAAGAATAAACATTGGCAAAAAGAGATATCCAAATATAATAATTTTCAGATGGCTCGTAAGATTCAGATGAATTCTTTGTTTGGTGCAATGGCAAATGAATATTTTAGATTCTATGATGACCATATTGCGGAAGGCATTACCCTTACGGGGCAATATATTATTCAAAAAGTTGGCAAAGCATTGGACGACTATTTAAATAAAATTTGTGGTACTAAAGATTTTAACTATTCTTTTTATTCAGATACAGACTCCTGTTACATAACATTAGATCCGCTAGTACAAAAGTATTATAAAGATCACTCATCTGAGAAAATTGTAGAATTACTTGATAAAATCTGCGAAGATAAAATTCAGGAAGTACTTAATAAAGTATGCAATGAAATTTCAGGATACACGCATGCGTTTGATACTAAGATTAATTTTAAGCGAGAAGCAATTGCCGAAACTGGCGTATGGGTTGCAAAGAAGCGATATGCACTAAATGTTTCTAATAATGAGGGTGTACAATATAAAGAACCGAAATTAAAGGTTATGGGTCTGGAGATTGTTAGATCATCTACGCCTGAACCTGTACGAGATGCTCTACGAGGCGCGGTTAAATTAATTTTAACTAAAGATGAGGAAGTAGTGCAGAAATATATTATGGATTTTGAGAAAGAATATAAACAACATGCTCCAGAATTAATTGCATTTCCTCGGGGTGTGAATGGTCTCGGAAAATACTCCGACAGATCAAATATATATAAGCATGCGACACCCATGCACGTCCGTGGCGCACTTCTTTATAATTTCTATCTTGACAAGTTTGATCTTGGTAAAAAATATGAACGTATAAAGGAAGGGGATAAGATCAAATTTATTTACCTCAAAGAACCCAATACTATAGGTGAAAATTGTATAGCATTTAATACTGTTATACCTTCTGAAATGGATTTAAAGAAATATTCAGATTATGATTTGATGTTTCAGAAATCTTTCCTAGAACCTTTAACCACAATTTTAAATGGTATTGGTTGGACCGCAAAACCACAAGCAACGCTAGAAGGATTATTTGGATGAAAAAACTATTTTTACTTTTGCTATTACCATTTGCAGTATTAGCAAACCCTATCGACGATAAGTGCCCGCAATTTGTTTTCAACGGCGCACCTGTTAGTAAACTAACAGAGACTCAATACTTATGCAAAAAGAATTATGCTATTCATTATAGATACAATACTAAGACTGCCGAGTATGTTGTAGAACATATTACATTGGCAAACATTACTGGGCCTGCTAAACGTAAAGATGATTTTAGACCGGACTTAGAATTGCCCGAAAAACATAGAAGTGTATTATCCGATTATGCGGGGCAACCATATGACAGAGGACATTTATCCCCAGGAGCAGATAACAACGCAAATGATATTTACATGAGCGAAAGTTTCTTTCTTAGCAATATGGTACCGCAAGTTCCAAATCACAATAGAGGCATTTGGAAACAATTGGAAACCGCAGTACGTACTTGGGTAAGAGAAGGAAAGGACATTTATGTAGTTAGCGGAACGACATATTCTGCCGAATATCTTAAAATTGGTAAAGGTGAAGTAGGTGTACCAACAGGACTATGGAAGGTAATTATTGATGCGAAAACTAATAAAGCAATCGCATTTGACTTCCCTAATGCTCCTTTGCCTGTAAAAGATTTGCCTAAGTATGCTACAACTGTTAGAGCAGTTGAACAAAAAACGGGGTTAAATTTTCATCCAAAATTGAAAGATGATTCTGTTGAAACGATCGCACCAAATTTGGCAGAATGGACGGGAATACAATAAATGAAAACACTTATTACACTATTTTTAAGTATATCTTTAATTGGTTGCACATCGATTAAAGATAAAGTTCCTAGTTTCTGGGACGATAACCAAAGTAAAATAAGCATAGATATACGACAAGAAATTAATCATTTAAATTGTACTCAACCGCATTTACCACAAATTGAAAAAATACAAAGTAAGATCGAGTGGTTTATATTATACTCCGAAAGTAAACAAACCAAAGATGTATTAAAATTGTTAAATCCTATGTCCGAAACTTTGGGGGATTTTTATACTCGAAGTAAAGAAAAAGAAGGTAGTGAAACTTATTGCAACTTGAAAAAGAAAGTATTGTCGGCTCAAGCAAAATTGATAGCAGAAACTATACATGGGAGATTTTAAATGGACTTAAAGGAAATTGCAAAATGCGGACAGCCTTGGGCAGAAGAAAAGGCTAAAATTGCATTAGAATTACAGGAGCAATATAATGCTAAAACCATTTCGAAAGATGAATATGTGGAGTTGATCGAAGATATGGCAAGAATGGAATCGTTGGATGAGGTTTCTTCTGATATGAAATTAAAAACGGCTTTGGTAACCGCGCTCTTTGTTTTAGTGCAGATAGTATAGACAAGCGCAAATTTAGAATATATAATGTAGTATTATAAGGAGTTTATATGTCGTTACTTGAAAAATTGAAAAAGAATTCTACAATTAAAGAAACTGAAGTATTAAATAAATCCAAATTTTTTGGTAAAAAGGATATGATCCAAACATCTGTTCCTATGGTGAATGTTGCCCTTTCGGGAAGTTTAGAGGGCGGGTTGACTCCAGGATTAACTGTGTTTGCAGGGCCATCTAAGCATTTTAAAACTGCGTTCTCTTTGTTGTTGGCAAAATCTTACTTGGACAAATATGAAGATGCTGTTGTACTGTTTTATGATTCTGAGTTTGGTAGTCCTCAGTCTTACTTTGATTCTTTCGGTATTGACACCTCCCGAGTTCTACATACTCCAATTACCGACATTGAACAGCTAAAGTTTGATATCATGTCTCAGATTAACAATCTTGAAAGAGGTGATCATATTATCATCGTTGTAGATTCAGTTGGCAATCTTGCTTCTAAGAAAGAAGTTGATGATGCGTTGGAAGGAAAGTCTGTCGCGGATATGACTCGAGCAAAACAGATGAAATCTTTGTTCCGAATGATTACACCGCATTTGACTATTAAAGATATTCCTATGGTGGTTGTAAATCATACGTATGCTGAGATTGGTTTATATCCTAAGCAGATCGTTTCCGGTGGCACAGGAATATATTATTCGGCGGATAATATCTTTATTATTGGGCGGCAGCAGGAGAAAGATGGTACTGAAATTACAGGGTACAATTTTATCATCAATGTTGAGAAATCTAGATTTGTACGAGAAAAATCTAAAATCCCAGTAGAAGTACTATATGAAGGTGGAATTAGTAAGTGGTCTGGTCTTTTGGATGTGGCATTGGAGGGCGGATTTGTAGTTAAACCCTCAAATGGTTGGTATTCTCTTAAAGGTGAAGAAAAGAAATATCGCAAAGCAGATACATACACAAAAGAATTTTGGATGCCGGTATTGACCTCCAAAGATTTTAGAGACTTTATTGAAAATCGTTATCAAATGGCTACAGGCGATCTGATGTCTAGCTCGTTTGATGATGTTGATTTAGAAGAGGAGTTTACAAATGCAAGTGAAGTATGAACCTTGGCAATTAGTAAAAGAGGATAAAGAATATTGGGGAGTTAGAATTCTTGAGGGAAAATTTAATGAATTGGCTCTTGCGATAAATGATGTTAAAATGACAGAAGATGATAGTGTATCTGTAGACTATGACATTATTTATTCTCTATTACCTATAGAAGAAGTTACTGAAAGTCAAGAATTCAATGATACTCTATCTTTTATTATCCAAGACATTTTAGTAAAGGCTATGAATGAGCACGAAAATCGAAACAGTAATACTGCAAAACTTAATACATGATGATGAATACATGAGGAAGGTAATCCCGTTTTTGAAGCGGGATTATTTTTTAGATACAAATGATAAAATTATTTACGACAAAATTACTGCGTACATTGATGATTACAATTCTTTACCTTCCAAAGATGCATTAGTTATTTCGATACAGAATGATAAAAATTTAAATGAGGATCAATATTCAGATGTTTTTAATTATGTTCAGCAATTAGAAGCAACTGATCATAACAAAGACTGGTTGTATAAAGAAACAGAAAAATTCTGTAAGGATAAGGCAGTTTATAATGCAATTTTAACTTCGGTTGCTATTTTAGACGGCAGAGACAAATCTAAATCTGAAGATGGAATCCCTTCTTTATTGCAAGATGCACTAGGTGTATGTTTTGATAATAATGTAGGGCATGACTATATTTTGAATGCGGATAAGCGATATGAGTTTTATCATAAAGTCGAATCTCGTATACCTTTTGATTTAGAATATTTTAACAAGATCACTAACGGCGGAATGCCGAATAAAACATTAAATGTGGTCTTAGCTGGAACCGGTGTGGGTAAAAGTTTATTCATGTGCCACGTAGCAGCAGCTGCCCTAAGTCAAGGCAGAAATGTTCTGTATATTACACTAGAAATGGCAGAAGAAAGAATTGCGGAACGTGTTGATGCGAATTTGATGAACATTACAATGGATCAATTAAAAGAATTACCTAAAGCCTTATTTGATAATAGAATGGATAAGATCAAAGGTAAAACGCAGGGCAATTTGATTATTAAAGAATATCCTACTACAGGTGCACACGTTGGACATTTTAAATCCTTATTAAATGAGCTACAGCTAAAACGGCAATTTAAACCCGATCTTATTATTATCGACTATCTGAATATTTGCGCAAGTTCAAGATTAAAAGCAAGCGCAGGCGTTAATTCCTATACGTTAGTTAAATCGATCGCAGAAGAGCTTAGAGGTCTAGCAGTTGAGGAAAATGTACCTATTCTAAGTGCAACACAAACTACAAGAACTGGTTTTGGAAATACAGATGTAGAGCTAACGGACACTTCAGAATCATTTGGTTTGCCTGCAACGGTTGATTTTATGTTTGCGCTAATTTCTACAGAAGATCTTGAAAAGATGAATCAACTTATGGTTAAGCAGTTGAAGAATAGATACAATGATCCTACACTAAATAAAAGATTTGTAATTGGTGTTGATCGAGCAAAGATGAAGTTATATGATCTCGAAGAATCTGCACAGAAAAATATTTCAGATTCTGGAAATCCGCAAAGACAATCTTTACCTAAATATGATAAGCCACCGCAGTCTAGAGATAGCATGCAGGCAAATAAAGATATATTTACAGCCAACAAGCGCGATTTTTCAAAGATTAGATTATGAAATCTTTAAAAAGTACTAGGTTGTCTTCTACTAGGTTGCAAAATGCGGAAACCGAAGTATTAGTGCAATTAGATAGCCCGATTGCTATAAGTATTAAGGATATTATACCAATGGGTAAAAAAATTAGTTATGTCGAAGATACTCAGGGATCTGAGGTATCGGAAAAATTTAAAAATGATATGATATGGCAAGAAATCCTTAAAAATACTAAATAAATAAAAGATAGCATATTCGAAAGGCGCAATATGAATCTTACTATACTAGGGGCAAAAGATCGAAAATTAACAAAAATGCTAAGGATGGCGGCAGATTCCTTCGCACATAAGTTACTAACCCCGCAAATGATAAAACATATAACACTGGAAGTGCATATATGTGATAAGTTATCCGCGGGTGCATATTGTACTATTGCAGATGATTTACCGATACCTAGAAAATTTTTAGTAGAGATTCATAGAACAAGAAAAAAGATTCATATGTTTACCGCACTTGCACATGAAATGGTTCATCTTAAACAATGGGCCAGTGGTGAAATGAAGGGTAAGATAAGAAAAACTAAATATATTACTGTTTGGAGAGGCGAAACATATGAGGATGACGTGTCCTATTGGGATCAACCTTGGGAGTTCGAAGCATATGGACTGCAAGAAAGTTTAGTCGCTAAATTTTTAACAGAGCACAATCAATTTAAAAATTTAAGACAGCGCCAAGAAGATTGGTTCGTGTATGATGATCTAGAAAATAGGGATTAAAAATGTAGTTAACTAGGAGTAAAATATGGGAGAACTGATTTTTTCGTTGTATGATCTCATACAAATAGGATTGATGTTGTTAGCTTGCTATTGTTGCAAAGCATACGGATATCAAAAAGGAATTTTGGAAACGCTAGAGTTCTTTGAAACAAATGGAGTAATTGACATACCCACAGAAGACACAATCGAAGAAGAAAAATAACAATCTGTTAATAATACCCTAGAGAAACATTCTGGGGTATTATTTTGGCTAAAAATAGTGCTTGACTTCTTGTCCAAAATATGCTATAATAGAGGTATAGTGAAGGAGCAGATATGAACTTTGTGATAGGACAATCGGTAGCAATTCAAACTAAGATGCGGTCGGTGCTTCTTGGAGAGGATTACAAATTTGTAACATTTACAGGCAAGGTGGTGCCGAACCCAAAATGGGTAGATACCGACTACGTCTGTGTTTTTACCGGTGACCCGAATCACCCTACTTCTGTTATTCATAAAAAATTTATTGTAGGTCATACGTTCTCAGAATCTAGAACAAGTGAACGAATATTTCAGGTCAACTCCAAATCAACCGGTAAGACATATATGGTAATATCGGTAAACGGAACGGTGTCCTGTAATTGTACGGGATATCAATTCCGTAGAAAATGTAGCCATTCCGACAAAGTTAAACAATTTATCCAAAAAGATGAATCAAATGCTTGACTTTCTATCCGAACGGCTATATAATTATGTTGTGGTGTTAAAAAATTGATGTTATTATTTTATTATGGAGATTTAAATTATGTCTAAATTCACAGTTGCCGGTGTTTCTACTCAAAATGGTATTACCAAAGTTCGTTTTGCGAACGACATTGTTTCTCGTACTAAACTGCTTGCGAAGGGCGGCCATTCTCCCCTGGAGCTTGTCCAGTTACCAAATGCTATGACCAAGGCAGAAGCTTGTCAGTATCTGCTTGATCTAGGTGGAGTATTTGCAGGTGATGTTAATCTTATTACAGAGACAATGGGTAAGAAAAACGGTACGCCAATTGTACAGGCTAAAGCAAACACTAAGGCAGTAAAGGCAGTAGCAAAGTCTGCCGCAAAGTCTAAGCCGATTAAAGTTGTTGCGCATAAAGTGCAGGAAGAAGATCTTACGATTACAGAGATCAAAGAATTGGCGGCATAAATAATAGACAATGAACGTGAGTGACGGCGCCCTAGGGCGCTGTTATGTCTTTAAGGAGTAATTATGCTAAATGAAAATGTAACTAAAGTAGGTATCGTTGGGCTAGGTTTTGTTGGTGGGGCAATTGCACAAAATATGCCCTGCGAACTTCGCATCGTAGATAAAGACCTAACAAAATCTACGCACACATATGCGGAATTGAAAGAATGCGATGGCATTTTTGTAAGTGTACCGACTCCTATGAGTTTTGATGGAGTGTGCAATACTTCAATTTTGGAAGAAGTATTAGAAAATTTAAAAGATTACACCAATCCAATTATTAGTAAATGTACTGCACCACCTACGGTGTATACTAAGTTATCAAAACAGTATCCAAATTTGATCCATGCCCCAGAATTTTTAACTGCTGCAAATGCGAAACAAGATTACCAGTATGGTAAATTTGCAGTCATAGGTGGATCTAACAGCGCACATATGGATAAGGCAGAAAGTATTATTCGTATTGGACAGCGAAATTTAATTAGTGTTGCCCGTGTTACAATTGAGGAAGCAGCATTGATGAAATATGGAATCAATACTTTTCTCGCAACTAAAATTGTTTTCATGAACGAATTGTTTATACTATGTAGTAAACTTGAAATAGATTATAATAACATTTCTTCACTAATGAAGCTAGACTCTCGTATTGGATCTACGCATATGAAAGTTCCAGGACAAGATGGTTTAGGATTTGACGGAATGTGTTTTCCTAAAGATACTAGTGCGTTGTATTCATTTGCAAAAGCAAATGGCATTGATATGGAGCTATTGGGACATACAATTGAAGTCAACAAAAAGTTAAGAAAAATTGGTAGCAAATAGTCAAAGAATGTAAAATGCAATGAAGGAACTACTCAAAGTATTACCACTCATTTTATCTAACTTCGGCATAGTAGTTAGGTTGCTTAAGATGCTACCAATGATACTATTGGGGTTGACCGTTGTAGGCGTAATAGGTTACGGAATTTATTATTACATAACAAATTCTAAGGATCCATATAAATGTTTCAATGGTGAAATTTATGAAAAGATGACATTTGATTCTAATGTGTATCAATTCAAAGGCGGATATTGCGTAAATTCAAAAGATTAGGTATTCTTTATAAAATGCTTGACAAAGAAGTAATTTTATGTTAGAATATATTTTAATTTAAGGATTGATGATGAAGCGAAAAATTCAGATCACTGCTCGGAACCCGTTTGTAAAGCTGGCCTTATTTAAAAAGGCGGGTAAACATCAAAAGACAAACAAAGCATTACGAAGAGAATATAAAACGGGCATAGCTCAGTTGGTAGAGCAGTAGACTGTTAATTATTTGGTCTTAAAGTGTTCACGGACGCACATATGTCTGTCACGCATAAAGAAGGGGATCGTTACCCCTTGAGACCGCCAATTTTAAATAGTTGTATATAAAGTTTTTAAAGCGGAAGTGATGTAATGGTAGCCATGCGGGTCTTAGAAGCCCGTGCCGAAAGGCGTGAGAGTTCGAGTCTCTCCTCCCGCACCAAACACCTGGCGTTAGTACAACGGATAGTACAGGGGATTTCTACTCCCTCGATGTGGGTTCGATTCCTGCACGCCGGACCAAATTATTGATTAGGAGATATTATGAGTAATAAGGTTAAAGCTGTTAAACGTACTGCTGTAATATTTGCAATTATTGTATCTGTACTTTTATTGCTTGTTGGATTTTTTGCAGAAGCGTCTGCTCAATTTGTAGCATGGACAATCATTATTGGAATAACCGCGTTTTACTTTTGGTTAGTATATTCTGTTATTTTGAATCAAATAAATTATAGCGATAGTATAAAAGACAAAGAAGTTGAATAGTATAAGGAGTATGGTGTAGGTTAAATCCTACATCCTCCACCAAAATATACTCCGGTAGTGTAATGGTAGCACGACGAGATTTATAACCTCGATTCGCTAGATAGGCGGTTAGAGAAGGTTCGAGTCCTTCCCGGAGTACCAAATTAGAAGGTAATAAATGTTTAAAGTATATTGGACTGATCATCAGGACATGTCGTATGGCAAACAATTTGAAAAAATGACAGAGGCTTTGAAGTTTACACAGGATCTACGTAACGTGTATCAGCGTAAATTTGTTACCATGGTAAGTGAGAACCCTGACTGCACTAGTCTATTGGGTGTGAGCGAAGTTAATGCTGATTATGATTTTAAAAAACGCAGAACCTAACTTATTGCTACTAATTCTTCAAGGCCATAAAAATAGTCTTTAAGTATTTCCAATTCAAGATTACAAATTTTAATACGTGTATTAAAATCTTCAAATTCCTGTTTACGTTGTTTTATTTGAAGTTGAACAACATCTAACAGTATATTGCGATTTTTATTTTTCGAATTTATCCTACGTATAACTTTTTCTAGTTGTAATATATATTGCTCACATACTATAATATTGTTAGCCATATCAACTTTAATTTGATTAATTTGGCCAACCATAATAGTAATTAGATCATCGTTTTCGGGATTAAAATTCGGAACAATTGCATGTAACATTTGTGTGATATGATCTAATGCCGATTGTTTAATATTTTGATTTGAATCCGCTTCACCTAATAGATCATATTCTTTTCTGCGAATAGGATCAATCAGAATTTCGTATGCTAATTTTATGCGTTTGAATACTTCCTCGTCCCCACCTTTGTCGGGATGATGAATTTGCGCTAAAGATCTAAATTTGAGTTTTATCTCATCTTCAGACGCATCAATTGATATTTCTAATTCTATATATGGATTCATGTTAAATATTTTTAAGTATTTATTAGGAGTTAGAATGATATTTGCAACAACCAAGTCTCGCTGGTGTAGTGGCAGCACAGCAGTCTCCAAAACTGTTAGTCGCGGTTCGATTCCGTGGCGGGGCGCCATAGTTTTATTCACATCTTTAATTTTATGTTGTGCCAGTGCATACGCTAAACCGCACAAACATATTAAAAAGAAAAGAATGATTCGTACAGATACTACGAGTGTTCTAGTATTCAATGATACTACAAATACACATGAGTATAATAAGAATGCAAATAAAGTTAGGCCTTTTGCAAGTGTTACTAAATTAATGACAGCAATGGTATCGTTAGATAGTGATAAAGATTTATCTAAAGTGATGCAAATTAATTCGAATGTCGGCGGATCATTACCTAGAAAAAAGAATTTTACCAGATACGAAATTCTAAGTGCTATGCTAGTTAAAAGTGATAATTCCGCGGCAGAGACTTTGGCTAATGCATATCCCGGCGGAAGAAGAATGTTCATAGCACAAATGAATCGAAAAGCTTTAGAGTTTGGTATGATTAGTAGTTCTTTTGACGATCCCTCCGGTATAAGTGCTAACAATCAAGCAACTGCTATAGATATAGGAACAATGGTTGCAAAAGCTGCATCATATCCTATTATACGTGAGATTAGCACAAAGAAACAAATTGAAATTGAAACAAGTTATAAGAAGAAAATTAGAACAATTACGTTAAACAATACAAATAGACCAGTATTATTTGAGTTTAACACCATTGTTGTTAGTAAAACAGGATTTACTAGCCATGCGGGATATTGTCTGGCTTTAGCAGTAGAACGGCATGGTCAAATGTATTCTGTCGTAATACTTGGAGCCAAAGACAAATATGACAGAATACGCAAAGTAGAAGATATTATGTATAATCATATCATAGATAGGCGTAAAAAAGAGCTTGACGCCTAGCGAAAAAGGTGTTATAATTATATTAGACTCTCCTAAAAGACAATGATGAAGCGATTAGATATCCAAGAAGTTAAAGCATTTATAGATATGCAAACACAGGAGACTAAAATCTATCTGGGAGCAGACTCTGAAAGATATAAACGTAACGGTAAATGGTATGCGGATTATACTATAGCAGTAGTAATACACATCGATGGGTGCCATGGATGTAAAATTTTTGGTGAAGTTCAAACAGAAATAGACTACGACGCTAAAAGTAGCAAACCTTCACTTCGTTTGATGAATGAAGTATATAAGGTAGCAGAATTGTATCAAAAACTCATTGACGTAATTTGTGATCGACACGTAGAAATTCATTTAGATATTAATCCAAATGAAAAGCATAATAGCAACATCGTAATACAACAAGCAATAGGATACATTAAAGGTATGTGTAATGTGATTCCGTTGGTAAAACCTAATGCGTTTGCTGCATCATATGCAGCAGATAGATTAAAGTCTGTACTGGCGGTATAATATACGCCCCCTTAGTTAAATGGTATAACAGTTGATTTGTAATCATCAATTGGCAGTTCGATTCTGTCAGGGGGCACCATTTGGGAGATAAATATGGGATTAGTAGAAGCAGGAACTTTTTTGGGAGCAACAATTCTTTTTGGTTTGGGAATTGCAGTCATTGGTGTTGTGGTTATTTTTCTAAATAACATAATCCATAAATTCTGGAAACCTTTGAATTGGTTTAAATTTTTAGATTTCAATGACACAAAAATGTACCCTGTTCGTGTCCATAAAGAACCTACATTTGATGATATCAAACCAACTAAGACTAATAAGGAGTAACTATGGAAAAGACTTTACTAAAAGAAGATGGACCTAAGTGTGGATGTGGTCGTAGTCCGTCGGGGTATTGTATTGGTTGGCATAATTTATCTGAAGAAGCATATGCGGATAAACTAGAACAGTATAAAAAAGATACTGGCGAGTATAATAAGTAAGATTTGCGGGGTTGTCATATTGGTTGTGTCCTAGCCTTCCAAGCTAGTCAAAGGAGTTCGATTCTCCTACCCCGCTCCAGTTTATGAGAAAACAAAAAGACGAATCATATGAGAATTGGTCAGAGAGAGTTCGTCTTTTTGAATATGACATTGCGATCAAACAAATATCTACAGGGATAGATGTGGAAATTGTTTTAGAATCCATGTCAAAAAGAATACAAGTAAAATTGTTACATTTTTTACTAAAAGAAATTAATGAAAACGTAAAAATATATTATGATCCAATTACTTCAAAGAACCGATATGAAGAAACGTATTTACGGCGGACTAAACCTGCTGATCATATTTTGGATAACTAATGCTTGACAATTTTAGTAGAATGTTATATAATATGTTTATTAATTAATGCCCGGGTGGTGAAATGGTAGACACAAGAGACTTAAAATCTCTCGCCGAAAGGTGTGCCGGTTCGAGTCCGGCTCCGGGTACCATTTTTATATGTTAGGAGATTGAGATGAGTAATATGAGCGTAAAAGGAACTAAAACTGAGGAATGTCTGAAGGATGCATTTGCTGGAGAATCAAAGGCAAATCGTCGATATCTATATTTTGCAAACATGGCAGATATTGCAGGCGCACAAGACGTAGCTAGTGTTTTTCGTCATACTGCAGAAGGCGAAACCGGGCATGCGCATGGGCACATGGAATATCTAGTTAATGGAGGATCGGGCGATCCCGAAACAGGGTTGCCCGCAACTAATATTATTGAAGCGCTTGAATCTGCCATCTCAGGCGAGACTCATGAATATACGGATATGTATCCTGGTATGGCAAAGACTGCTCGAGATGAGGGGTTTGAAGAAATTTCAGATTGGTTTGAAACTTTGGCAAAAGCTGAACGTAGTCACGCTGGCAAATTTAAGCGTACACTTGATGCGTACAAAGCAGAAATTAATTAAGTAGAAGGTTTTAGGGCCTCTAGCTCATGCTTGGTTAGAGCAGCGGACTCATAATCCGTTGGTGCCGTGTTCGACTCACGGGAGGCCCACCATTAATAAAGGTAACAAAATGGTAATTTTAAACGTAGAAAATATTGTGGATAAAGGACGGTATACGTCCCAGCTTGCAGCAGAAAAAGCGGGTGGATTATATGATATGGTTTTAATTGCAAGTGCACGTGCTCGCGAATTAAAGAAACATCAATCCGCAGATACTGCCCGCAGTTTAATTAGTGCGGCAATTTCAGATGTAGAGGATGGTATTGCAGGGCGAGAATATTTGATTAAGCATCAAAAAGATATTGTTAGTCAGCATCGCCGTCATAAATGAACAACTTGTAATTGACTTTTTTTAAAAGTCTGTTATAATTGTAATATAGTAAATGATTACTATAATTTTTTTTTATTTTAATGGAGATCATATGTTAAAAGATCGTATTTTGAAAGTACTAAAGTCTGGTCGTCAGTTTACTCCTTCGCAACTCGCAGGGTTGGCAGGTACTACTGAAGATTCAGTCCGTCCTCGTATTAGTGAACTTCGTGCTGAAGGTTTTGCTATTTACACAAACTCAACTAAGAATGGCAAAACTGCCTATCGCATGGGTACACCTAGCCGCAAAATGGTAGCAGCTGCGTATCAATTGCACGGTAGCGACGCATTTAGCCGCGGCTAATCTTAGATAAAATCTTACCTATATATTATGAGCATTTACAATTTTGATGATGTTGCATTCCGCAAAGAAGCAGATCGTATTTACAAAATTCGCGCACTTAAAGCTAGACCTTTAACTGATGAAGAAGCAGACATTGCAACCGCATATTCTAGCTGGAAGTATCAGAAGAATAAGAAGAGTTTAACTCCTCAGAAAGCTGCGAAGATTCGTAAAAAATTGCGTGAATGGCATAAGGCGAAAAAAGCAGATCCAAGTAAATTTGGTGATCTTGAATTCAAATCACTAAAAGCTCGGGTTGTTGCGTTTGAGAAAAAAGGTAAGATTCTTAAGTTTAATCTTACTCCTGAGTACATTCAAAAGATTTTTAATTCTTGCGACGGTAAATGTCAATTGACCGGATTAGCATTTAATATGGAAATCGGTACAAAGGCTAAGAGAAATCCGTATAGGCCTAGCGTAGATAGAATTAATTCTAATGCAGGCTACGTTAAAGGTAACATTCAAATAGTGCTAGCTATTGTGAATACAATGAAAATGGATTATACAGATGATGTAATTCATCCCGTGGTGCAAGCCTGGGCCTCTAGAATCTAACTCTAGACTTCATTACCCCTTAGGGCGACTTCGGTCGCCCTTTTTTTATCTCGATTACGCAGGATATAAATATTATAGATTAATATTCTAATGGACAATCATGATAACTTCATTCAAATCTTTTCTCATAGAAGAAGCTAGAGAAACAGGAAAAGCATCCGATGCAGAGGGTAAATTGCATGAACTACTAACGGGTTTGCATTTTAACAAGGGAAAGCACGTAGAATCTTACCGTGAAGAAGGTCAATTGCCCGAAGATATACATAACAAATTGAAGGATGAGGTTAGTCCCGAAACCTACAATCGCATTAGTAAACATGCTAAAGAAATGGCAGGCCATTTACATGATTTTATCAAATCTAGCGGGTTTAAAGGTAAAATAGATAAGACCGCTTGGACTTCTCAAACTAAAGATATCGAGCATTTTACTGGCAAAAAAGATCCGAACAATGAGTCAGATTTGATGACTAGTTTGGTACATGGAGTCGGGTCAACTAAACCAAAAGGTACAGTAGAGCATCTTGGTTTTAGTATGAAATATGCAAATAATGCCCCTACCCTAAAAAATAAAACTCCTAAAACCTTAGCTGATACATATGGTGCAGACCACACTCAGTTATCTAACCCGCATGAACAACATATAGCAGCGGTTAGAAAAGTGTTAGGTGCTAACAAAACTACATCTGCCGCAGAAATGCATACTAGATATAAAGCATTAAGAGGTACAGATGTAGGGGATGCTATAGAAAAATCTTCGCATTCTTCCAGAGTAGAAATGATCAACAGATTACATAGACATTTAAGTAAAATGACACCCGATGAATTGCATGCGCAAGTAATGAACCATATTGCAGGTCCAACGAATACAAAAGTATTAATGGCAAGCACAAATTCGGACGGTAAACATAGTATTGTTGATACTAGAGAACATTACAATAAAATTTTATCGGATCACCGAGGTGAATTATCAGTTAAAAAGGGTGAAGGCACAACAATGTCTATCACCGGTAAAGGAGGAAAACCATTGTTAAATATTCAAGCAGTAAACAAAGGTAGACCAACCAAGACTCCCGAATTTATAGCTAAACCTGGCGCAAGTCTTTTAAAGCATTAATATGAAAACATTTTTAAATTTTCTATCAGAAGAAGTTGCTGAAAAATCTAAAGCAACAAAACATTTAACTCATCTTGGGGGTGAAGCGCACTTCTTTGGTAAAAAAGAATCAGACGCAGATGTATCTAGATTGGAAGAATTACACAAACACCTATCCGGAAATCCATCTGCTACCAAAGCAGTAGTTATTAAAGCAGATGGATCACCTTCTTTCGAAATGGGATATGTTAAAAATCCTAAATCCGGTAGTAAAGAATTTGGTGTGGCATATAAAGGTGCTACAAAGGGGTATGCATTTAATCAAGACGATGTAAAAGAGAAATTTGGACACTCTGCAGGATTACAATCTAAAATGGGGCAGTTACTAGAACATGGTAAAAAGATTCTGTCACCGTTACATGGGGTGTATCAAGGCGACTTCATGGGCAGTAAAAAAGATAAAACAATTAAACAAGAAGGCGATGAGATAACTCATAAAGAAAATTTAATTAAATATCATTATCCTGCAAATTCGGAAGAGGGCAAGGCAGTAAAACGAGCAAAAATAAGTGTGTCATTGCATACTAGAATCGACACGCCTGAACCGGAATACGAAGTAGATACGTCAAAATTTCATAGCAATTCAGATGTACATATTTTTCATAATAAATTAAACAAAAAGAATGTTGATTATAATTTAGATGACAGGCAAGATTTTGCAAAACATCTTTCCAAAGCAAAAGAACATTTAGGCAATATTAAGCAACATGATCAATTAGTAGAAGGGCACACTCCTCATCTACAAACATATATCAATAAGACAGTTAGAACAGGTGCATCTCCTAGCACCGCTGGTTATGCGTCGCACCTAGATGAAGCAATGCAAAAAGAAGTAGAAAAAGTTAAAAGACCAGAAACAAAGATGCGCAAATTTAATGAAAAATTGGAAATGCTGCATCATGTAGAAAAGAATAAAGAACATTTTGGCGAATTATTCAATGCACATAAACATTTAGATAAGGCAAAGAATATTTTATTAAAGACTTTAGAAAACTCAGGCCAAAATCAAAAGCATACTATTGACGGCAAACCAACAAAACCTGAAGGATTTGTGGTTGGATACAAAGATGGATCCGTCGCTAAGGTAGTAAATAGAAGCAAAGAAGGTTTCTCTGGACAGAATTTAAACAAATGAAAACATTCAAAGAATACTTAGACGAAGATTGGCAGGATAATAAGTATAAAAATCCTGAAGGCGGATTAACTAAGGCCGGTGTTATGGCTTACAGACGAGAAAATCCGGGTAGTAAATTACAAACTGCAGTTACTACTAAGCCATCAAAATTAAAACCGGGTAGTAAAGCTGCAAACAGAAGAAAATCTTTTTGCGCCCGTATGGGAGGAATGAAATCCAAATTGACTTCTGCAAAAACAGCAAATGATCCTAATTCAAGAATAAATAAAGCTTTGCGTAAATGGAATTGCTAGTGAAAACATTTAAGGCATATTTAGAAGAATCAAAAAAACATTCGTTACATATTTTTGATATAGATGATACGTTACTGCATACTACTGCAAAAATTCATGTTAAAGACAAACACGGTAATACAGTGCAAACATTATCTAATCAAGAATTTAATGATCATCATCTAAAACCAAATCACAGTTACGATTTTGGCGAATTTAGAAATGCTGAGAAATTTAGTAAAGAATCAACACCTATACATAGTATGATAAATAAAGTAAAGTTGGTCTCCAATCAACCGGGACACCATGTCATTTTTAACACGGCTAGAGCAAACTTTGACGATAAACATAAATTCTTAAATACTTTCAAAAAACATGGAATCGATATGAGTAAGATACATGTTATACGTGCAGGAAATATCAATAAAGAGGGAACTCCTGCAGCAAAGAAAGCATTAGTTATTCATGGATATATAAACAAGCACAAATATAACGATGTGCATATGTACGATGACAGTAAATCTAATTTAAAAACTTTTTTGGATCTACGATCTAAGCATGCATCTACTAAGTTTCATGCACATTATGTACAAGGTAATGAATCTAAACCCTTAGAATAAGAATAGCATATTTAATAGGGTACATAGCAAATGATAACATCATGTCAATAGGTAGTCAATGAAAAGTATTAAAGAAAAAGAGCTTTTGGCTAAATTTGCCAAATCGTTAGGTCAAGAAATCGATCCGGCATTAATTAAAGAGGTCGAATCATTTAATTCCATTAAAAAAGATGCGCACGCTTCAATTAAGAAAAATGCGTTAAATGACCTAATGGAAGCGTTTAAAACTGCTAATTTGGAAAAGGAAATAATTGAAATTATTGAATATCCTTTGCCACCTACGTTAGATGAAGTATTGTCTATTTTAAATGAACCAGACACGGAGATACTAAATGAGTTGGTACAAAAGAACACCATTGAAGAATCCTCCATTATTGAAGAAATACCCATCCCCGCCCCAACCATCGAAAAAACTCTTGCCGAAAGAGCCGCCCAATTTATAAGTGAAGCACCGAAAGATAGTTTTCAGCAGCCTGACCCCGATCCAGTTTCAAAGAATTTTGAAGACATTCAACGTAAATTAAAATTTTTAGAAGCAACAATTGGAAAAATTGCAGTGGCTGGACCAGGATCCGGTGAAACTAAATTTAGGATGTTGGACGATGTTGATAGATCATCTATAGGAAATACAGATCAAGTTCTTAGATGGAACCCCGATCCACGCGGTGATGCGTATGGTAAATTTTTCTTTGGTCAAGTTAGCGGCGATCAAGGACCTATTAGATCAATGCGGTATGACACAAATGGATATGGTGCAAATGCAAATGTTGTTCCTGGGTTAACTGCATGGAATACATCTCAGGATTGCTTAGACATACATCATAAAGATGGATCGGTATTGCAAGTTGGACTAGAACAACATATACGAGTGTATAATAATACTAGTAATGTATTATACAATGGTACGTTTGTACAATTTGCCGGAGTCGTTGATACTGGGGCGAACGTGCAATTTGAGGCATGTAATTTTGTTGTTACGTGTCAACCGTATATCTCAAATACTACCGCAGATCAACTGTACACGGTTGGAGTTTTAACAACTGACGTACTCCCCAATACTATAGGTAGAGCAACGACATTTGGTGAAGTTAGGAATCTTAATACTACCGGAAATTTAGTTAATGAAGTTTGGTATAGTGGAGATTTGCTATGGGGACATCCTGGTATCCCCGGTGCACTTACAAAAGTCCGCCCAACTTCTCCAAATGCAGTTATTTCTGTGGCGGCAGTTATACATGCAGATGTGGGAGATGGTATACTGTTAGTGAGACCAACTATCGAATATCGAAGACCATATGGCGTGTTCTCTAGTAACGTATCACAAAATGCAAACGTCATAAACACGCCGTATGCTATTTCATATAACACGGTTAATTTTTCGAATGGTATATTTGCAAACGGGGCAAATATCTTAATGAATGGCAATTATGGCCTATATGATATTCAATATAATTTACAATTAGTATCTACGAATGCAGCTGCAAAAGACGTATGGGTCTGGGCAAGAAAAAACGGATTGGATATTCCTCTTTCCGCAAGAAGAGTATCAATTACTGGAAATGGAGTAGAAACAGTTCTTGCTGGTAACTTTTTTGTTAGTATGGTATTCAATGATAGGTTTGAAATATATTGGGCAGCAAATTCTACTGATGTTAGATTGGATGCTCCTCCTAGTACTACTTTTTCTCCTGCAATACCATCTGTTCGTATATCCGTAGCTCAAATAGCTAGATAGCCAAACAATCAAAACATATAAATAATAGAACATTATATTCTAATAGATCTCATGAATTTCAAAGACTACATTAAAGAAGAGTCAACCAAAAAGGACACGATTGTTGTCTTAAATGGTCGCATGAATCCAATGACTCGTGGTCATGAGGATAATATTAAAGGAATGACCGGATTCGCAAAAAAGCATAATGCCGATCATTTGGTTATCGCCTCTCATTCGCACGATAATAAAAAGAATCCACTTGCGCCTGAGCAAAAATTAAAACATTTGCAAAGAGCTTTTCCTGACGTAAATATTAAAACTTCAGACAAGCAACATCCTACGATTTTTCATCAGTTATCAAATATTCACGATCAGGGATATAAGCATGTAGTTCTTGCTAGCGGCGCAGATCGTACAGAAGATTACGACCGAATTAAAGAATATAACGGCAAACATGGTAAACATGGTTATTATAACTTTAAATCCATCTCTACTGCAAGTACCGGTGAAAGAACTGAAGGCATATCTGGGACGGATATGCGAAATCATGCACTCAATAATAATTTTAACGAATTTAAAAAGAATCTTCCTACAAAACTTGCGGCAAATACTGAACATGCGAAGGAAGTATTTAATGATGTAAAGACAGGATTACAACCTAAGAAAAAAGTAACTGAAGATTATGAAAATCCTTATAGATTTGATTGGGGTACTCCTGGCGGTACAAAATATATGCAAAATATAACTCCTAACAAACCTACGGAATGCGTAACACCCGGGGAAACTTGGAGTCAAGAAAAGGGAATGTGTGTCTCTATTAGAGAGGCATACATTAATGACGAAATTTTTAGATTAAATGAAGTTGTAGAAACTACTAATGGGGATATTGGTCCTATTGTTTTTAGAGGATCTACATACGTTACTATGAAATTAGAAAATGGACAAACAGTTAAGCATTGGTTAAAAGATATTGTTGAACATACTGGTGAATCATTTAGCTCAAAAATATCTGAACCAGTAATAACATATAAGAAAAGATTTAGTGAGCAAAAAGCAGCTCTTCTAATGTCTAAAGAGGCATTATCCGAAATGTTAAATACACAAAAAGAAATAACATATCAAGATTATAAAACAACAAATCTTCATATGTGTGCAGATGCATCTAAGCAACTTAAAGAGTTGATGGCAAACTCTAAACTTAATCCTAAATTTGTACTGCAGGCAATACAAGCAACAGATCAATATTTAGGAATAGAAAAAGCTGCAATGAAAAATGGCTATGCAGATCAAGAAACAGTGCATAATTTTATAATGAAATTTGCAATTGCACATGATACTTTAAATATGTTAGGTTATCCGGACAAAGAACTCGCATATATGGAAAAGCATTTGACAATTATGTCAAATTTAAGTATGCACAAGGATACAAACTTTGCAAACGAGATTGGCACAACTATTAATACTTATGGGGCAGAAGACACATCTGAAGGTGTTGATACTTCAGACTATGCAATAAAAATAGATGCATCAGGAAGAAAACGTAAAGTTCATCCAAATCGAATAATAAGCGATAGACAAGTTGTAAAAGAAACTAGAAAGACTGAACCTATGAAAAATAATTATAATACGTTCCGCAAAAAGATACAAGAGATTTATGAGCCAGATCCACCGACTCATAGTAGAGATATTAATTTCTCAGATATCAAAGATATATTTCATGGAATAGATAAACCTATTCATGATGAGACCATTGACGGAAAACCGGTAGGTATGGTATCTTTTAAGACCTTTATGAATGAGCCAATGAATAAAAAATTGGCAGCTGCGCATGAAAAAGATAGACAAGATGTGCATAGAGATCAAGTAGAAATTAGTTCGCAACATTCTCCTTCATACAAAATGATGAGAAAAGTAACCCAATTGGAGCCATAATATGAATGAATTACAGATAGCACTCAAAAAGGTATTAGCAAATACATTCGTAATGTATTTTAAAACTCATACATATCATTGGAATGTAGAAGGAATGTTTTTTCCGCAACTACATGAATTCTTTGGAAATTTATATGAAGAACTATATGGTGCGGTAGATCCTATTGCAGAACATATTCGTGCAATGGATAGTTATACTCCTTTATCGCTAGTTGAATTAAAAGGATTATCTACTGTAATGGAATCATTATCCGGTGTACCGGATGCCAAATCTATGGTTAATAATTTGATTGTTGATAATAATACTGTTATTATTTCATTAATGCAAGCATATCAAGAAGCTGATAAGGCATCGGAATTAGGGCTTGCCAATTTCCTACAAGATAGAATAGATATTCATCAGAAACATGGTTGGATGTTAAAGGCGACTGCAAAATGATTAGCTTTAGAGACTATGATGTGAATGAAATCTCTGAAGAAGAAATTGATAATTTAATTGAATCTTTAGAATGGGAAGATGTTATTGAATTATTTGATGATGCCGATTTTGTTCTTGATGAAGCAATAACTGCAACTGAGAGATTAAAACGCGGACAAAAGATGCGCTCGAGAAAAACGTTACTTGCAATTGCAAGGAATGTAAAATTAAAAAGAGCAGCATCTACCAATATATTGAAGCGTAGAGCTACCGTATCCGCAAGAAAAATATTAATGAATAAGTTTTTAAAGGGTAGAACTAAAGGTGAATTATCTGCTTCGGAAAAGAATGCGTTAGAAGCTAGAATATCAGCTGCACTAAAACGTATTAAAAATTTACCGGATAAGTTAATGCCCAAGATACGAGACATTGAAAGAAAACGATTAAGTAGTAAAAATAAAGTATGAAAACTTTAAAAGATTTAAGAGAAAATTTACTTGCTGGACTTATATCCAGGGGCGTTAAACATACCACACCCACAGGTAAATCTAATCTAAATAAAAACAGGGAAATAGGTTCGAAAAAACCAAATAAAAAGCCTTTATTTCCGCAATAAATAATTAAGTAAACAACAAGGAACTATCATGATTCGTATAACACAAAACTTATTTGATTCAATTCAAAAAATAACATTGGGAGAAAATGCTACAGATCAAGCTACCCCGGTGGAAGAAAACAATGTAGATAAGGCACATTTTTGTGCAACTCATGTAGAGCATGCTTTATATGGAAAAGGTACTTGTATCTCCGAAGAACATGCAGAACCTAAAGAAGATGGAAGTATCGAGTGGTATACTGTACAATTTGATACCGGTGCCAAACAAATATACACGGAACAATTAAATATTCTTCAGGCAGAAAGTCATATGCATAGCAAAAAGAAAGCTATGAAAGAAGAAGATGAATTGGAAGAAAATGATGGCAATTTAGCTAATAATGCTAAACCTTATAATAAAGTAACACATGGTGACGTAATTGCTGGTCGTCTAGGTAAAGATGAATATGGCGGCAAAAAGAAAGTTATGGCGAAAGAGGATACTCAAGTAGATGAGGCATTTCCTAGTGTAGCAGATGCACTTAAAAAAGATAAAAATAAAAGCAGCTTTAATACCAAACAGACTTCGACCGGTACCATTTATACTAAAAAATATAAAGAAGAACCTGAAGATTCCGATGATATGGTTAAAGGTAAAAAAACCAAAAAATCAATGGGAGAAGGTACAACTCAGACAATCATTAATCATAATGATTTTGTTCTTGAAGTCACAGATAACCCAACGTTCAAAGATTATTTTAATGCAATTCAATCAATTGTGCCTAGTACAAATGAAAGCATTCACCATGAGATCGTTACAATTGCAACCGAGGCATTTAATGAAGGATATTCCGATATTATTATCGAATCCTTAATTCGTGCAGGGTTTGAAGATAAATTAAATAATTATCGTAAAGAAGGATATAATATTTTAGGCGAAAGTTATATTCCTGATACAAATAAGCCGTATGTGGAATATACTGTTGAAAAAGACGGGAATATTACACAATATATTCACACTGGTGAAATAATTAAATAAAATCGACAGTGCAAGGTCTATAGCTTGCTCATAATTTTTAAGGGGAAATAGAATGTCACAATGGGGTAATTTAGATTATAAAGAGTTAGTAGGTACAGTTGCCGTAGTCTCTGGTGCTGCTAATGTAACCGCAACAACTGGTAGTTTTACTACCGCAAATGTTAGACCAGGGGACGCTCTTTTAATCTCCAATGTTAAATACAGAGTGGCATCTATTGACTCTAACGTAACATTAACATTAAGTAATGTATATACTAATAGTACAGGCGCAGGTAAAGCCGCTGCAGTTCAACAATCACCAAAAGATTTGCTTACATACGGTCAAACCGCAAATGTAAACTACGAACTTAAGGTTGGAAAAAGAAATGTATATGGTGTAGATAGAATTGAAATTAGAAATCCCGATGTCAAATCTAAAGGCATAAGCCACACGGGTTGGACGCATTATAGTACTTGGACAAACACGCAAGGTTCTGTAAGACAAAGAGCAGAGACTTTAGTTGCGATGTCTAAAAACTTTAATGCAAATACTGCGGGTACCGCTGCAGTACAAATTGATGCTGCTGATGATACAATTGTTCCTGATTATGGCGTAGTTGTAGAAGTACAAACTACCGCAGTTAAATTGGGCAATACCGCATCACCTAGCTCAATTTATAGTGTATTAGGTAACGTAATTCCTGCAGGTCCTACAGTATCATATGCATGGCAATTCTCACCAAATAATATTGTTTGGGTTGGATTGTTAAATAACAATGGTCCCGTAAATACCGGCAATGCTACAGCAACATTAACTATTGCCAACATTTATGCAACACCTAATGTTGTTAACGGTTATGTACGAGCAATTGTAAGTGCTACTGATACAAGTGATACTGCGACATCTAATGCATCTCAGATTGTAGCAGGCGCTTAATTATTAAACCTCTATAAGAAGAGATAATGGCAGATTTAAAGTTATCTGATTTAATTGGCGCAACATCTCTTACTGATACCACCTTTTTCTACGGAATAGATAATGGTATCAGTAAGAAATATGCTGCGAACGTAATTCTAGAAAATCTAAATAACCCTATTTTAAAAGGTAGGGTTATCTTAGAGGGCGTTCAATTGATTAAAGGAACTGATAGTAATCAAACTATTAGTTTAACTAAATCTAGAACAGAATTTAGTGTAGGGCCACTTGTAGTATATCCAAAATTACCTGAATCTTCTATAGATGGGGTAATTAAGATAATTACACTTGCCAATGTTTCCGGCGGAAGAGTAGAATTAACTACCGCAAATTCAAGAATATTTCCTAACGTATCAGTAACATTTGATACAAGAGGCGATACTATTATGCTAATATATAGCAGCAATAGTTATTCTAATGGATGGGTCATATTGGGCACAAGTCCAGGATTAAAAACAAGTGTAATATTGCCCGAAGCTAATATTAGCGATCAACGAATTAGACGAGCCATTAGTGCAGGAAATGAAACAATAAGTTATGATGAGGCTAATGGTAAAATACGAGTAGGCGATTTATCCAATATCGTAACACAAGTTAGCTTAGCAAATGTAACTACAGATAATTTACGAGAAGGTAATATTAATTTATACTTCTCGAATGCTAGAGCAATTGCTGCTTTAGCTCCAGATTTAAATCAATTAAGAAAACCAAACGCAAATGTAATCTATGTTGCTATTAATGGCGATGATAGATTAGATGGCTTAACAATGCCAAATGCTATTGCAAATATTCACGTGGCATTAAGTAGAGTAAATGCGTATTGGTCGGTTAAGGTATTTCCAGGACAATATACACTACATAATAATCCAGTAACGATTCCTAGAAAAGTATCGTTAGTTGGAAATGATTTACGTACTATTGATATAATTCCTGAAAATCCAACCGATGATATGTTCTATATAAACAATGGCGCATATGTAAATGGATTTACTTTCAGAGGTCACCGAGCAGCAAATCCGAATAATGTAAGAAATGCATCTGCAGTATTTTCATATAATCCAGATGGTTCTGCTGGTAATATTACTACTAGCCCATATATTCAAAATTGCTCGTCAATTACAACTACTGGTACCGGCATTAGAGTAGATGGTAATTATGCTACGGGCAATAGATCAATGGTTTTAGATGCATTCACACAATTCAACGAAGGCGGAATAGGCATTTATCTATTGAATAGTGGATATATGCAATTGGTTTCATTGTTTACAATTTGTTGCGAATATTCTATTCTTGCAGAGTCGGGCGGGTT